GTTGCTCGGCTTGAAATGCTTTTAAAGAAAATATTTCATTCATAACTAATTCTTTTGGTTGCCAAGTATCGGGTAAGTTATCAAGATTTTCGCCCTTTTTATAATGTTCGAAACATAACGGACGACACCCATAGGATCCCGTTGTTTCAACATCACAAAGTACACAAAGATTTGGCATATTAATTTCCTACCTTTACTTTTAGCATGAGTTTTGCCGCTTGATTTATACCAGCATGGGCCAGTGCCACTTGCGACAAAATCGGATCATAGTTCAGAGTTGCAACTTCAACAAGCCATGGATAAGTAACAAGTAAGCGTAATAATGCCACTTCTATTGGCGACCATTTACAGTCCTTGCTCAATGTATACATAGGCAACCCCAAACAACGCTCAACGGTTACCGTACTATATCCACACTTGAACAATTTTTTTATAAGCGATTGAGCATCCAGTTTCATGAATCTATTTCTTGGCTTTAGTTTCTTTTTCATAACCCTCCCAAAATATTCTCAGCCACTTTCTTCCCTTCGAGAACGGCCTCCTCAACAAAACTGTACTTCCATTGCCCATACCGGCCCAAGCTATGAACTTTATTCTTTGCCAAGTAATCCATAATCACGTTTACATTTGGCGTTCGTGCTTTGTCATAGATCACGTATGCCGTTGGTATAACCAGTTCAACTTCAGCCAGAATCTTGTCATCACTCCGTAATATCCCACAGTCGTTTAACGCCTTAATACAGTCTCGTTTAAGCCGTGGCATCACCATAGCCCCATTAATAGGATTATGTGCACATTCCACATAAACCGAACTACATCCTTTGGGTACACTTTCAGTTGAGAATGTGTGTGGAAACCCAACACGATAAAAAGGGAACTGTTTCTCAGGAAAATATACCCAATGTTTCCCATCGCCACAATTCTCTCGTTGAACCCCAAGATTAAGGTTATACACACTGGTCGCACGAAGACGACTGGCGGCCGCATTGACCATCTTAGGTGCGTCAATAATCATATGCCCAAATGTTCGTAACGGTAACGTGTTAATCAAGTTATCAAAGAAAATACGACGCGGCGTATTAGGGTGGCCTCCATCAACGTCTACGCACTTACTACCCATATGCACACGCATAACTCGCGTGTTAAACAAAGCATTTACATTTCCTTTTAATGCCAACACCGTAACCAACGCATTTACTCCACCACGAATTGGATAATAGAACGACGCATTGTACCCAAACGCTTTATTGACGTGACCCAGTGCTCCCGCGTCAACTTCTGATGCCTTTGGCACTGGCACAAACTGCCCCATCCACTCCGTGGTCATGTCCTCCAACGATACCGTCCACAACTTTTCATTGTATGGCGTAAAGAAGTGTTTAGCAAAGCCAGGTCCAAACGTGTTCATGACCCAATCGCTAAATGATCCTTTCAAATCCCCCTGCTTACGGGCATTAACCGCCTGACGAAACCCACGTACACATTCATCAACGACTTTAGGCGGTAACCCAAACGTGTTGACCTGAAATGGATATTTGGTAAAAATTCCATTTGAATAGATCCACGCTCGTCGATCATGCTTGGTTATGTTTCCAGCAAGCAATTCAGGAATAAGTTTCAAGGTATATGGATCATGAAGATGTAATAAATGGCCTGTGTAATCAAAACAAAATCCATTTTTGTTAACGGATCCCGCAAGGCCACCAAGACTATCTTTACTCTCCACAATCAAATGTTCTGCACCCTTGAGATGATATGCCGCTGATACACCAGCAGGACCGCCACCAAGAATCAATGTCCTAACGTGCATGAAAAACTCCTTGTATTAATCTCATCCACATTCTTGTTGTAACTTTTAGATCGGCGTATCGCCACGCCTGCTTGTATCCTTCAGACGCCAAATTGTTATATAGAAAAGGTTCTGCACTTATATCTTCAACAACGTTGACCCAATCCTCGATACGGTTAGCGATTACACCTGTACAGAGATGTTCAACGTATTGAAGAAAAGAGGGTAACGCCGAACATACTACTGGAATACCACACGCCTGTAATGTCACAACCCGATTGTTATCCTTGTACCAAAAGTTATCAAAGGTGTTTGTGTTCTCCACACGAAGGTTCACGGGATACGGAACAATGCCTATGTCTCGCTTATTGATCTCATCCGCATACGTGTTTACATCCCAAACCACATTAGCCGTACTTGGATTATCTCCAATACAGTCTACCGTCCAACCCGCCGATCGCAATGCATTAATAACGGGCTCCGCAAAAAAGTAGTTACCTGACGATCCAATCCAAACCAACCGCCAATCTTCTTTGTTTTTAACAGGATACTTATGCGGGATAAACTTAGACTTATCCAATTCAAGAGCATCAGGAATATAATGAACTTTACCTCTATACCGTGGCGGTATTCGTGTCGTTAAAAATGTAGAGTCCACGACAATTGCCTGGGCTCGATTCAAAACCCCTGTTGATGCTATAGGCCCATCCGATTGAAACACAATCAGTTTGTCAATTTTTTGCCCGACAAGTTTATCGGCATCGTCAGGCGACATACAAATAACAACGTCATTGTCCTTTATCAGAGGGATGGCTTCTTCTACGCTAGTAACTAAAACAGATTCAAAACCACGTTCTAAAAGATACGCGTGATTAGGCAATACATTAAACCGGGCCGTTGCCGAAAAAACCTTTTTACAGTGGGCGTGAATCCAAATAATACGCATTATTCTTGTACTCGCTTAATAGGCCGAAAATCAAAACCATGCCGAGGATTCACACGGGCTATTGCATCACACACTTCAACATATTCCCAAAGAACAACTTTCTTAGCTAACTCCATTAAATTAGAAACAGCACGTTCAACCAATACAAGGTCAGGTAATAGATAATGCAACACCCCACGCGTAAACGCCACATCATAAACAATCCCATACTTAGCTCCGCGTGGATAAGTGTTTGGAAACGTAATATCAAATTCAAATGTCTTGATATGTTTTGGGACATGAGCAAGCATTTCCTTGGAAATATCACAGCCCTCTACCATAAACTCATCGGCCAATGGTTCAAGTAACCGACCCCACCCACATCCCACTTCCAAAACAGTTTTAGCGTAACACCCACGTAACACCATTCGGATTTCATCAATTGTGGGATTTGATGTCAACGGCTTTGTCCCGTGTTCACTTTGCCGATCATACGTAGACTTTCGATAATCCGCGCCTTCTGCCTCAATCCACAACTTCCGATAATTAGGGGTCATACTTTTTCAGAAAAAAAGTCATTAACAGATGCAACCACATAATCATGTTCTTCCAACATCATGCCCGCAAACAACGGCAACGTTACTAACGTTGTCCATATTCGTTCAACAACTGGAACAACCCCAACGCTCTTTTGAAAAACACCATGATGCGTCAAAGGTTCATAGTGAACACTCGTTGATATTCCTTTATCCGCAAGATACAGCATAAACCCTTCTCGATCAATAGATGGATCTAACCGAATCACGTAGTTGTGCCACGCACTTTTGACGCCAGACAATTCGATAGGGGTTCGTAACCACTTTGTCAAATGCGCAAACGCCGTAGAATACCGAAGGGCCAATGCGGCCCGCGTCCGGATATCGGCTCGCATATACTTGAGTTGAACCAGGCCAATCGTAGCGGGAATATCACTCATGTGCATTTTATAGCCAAGATCATCAATGCTATATCGCCACGCATACTCCCCTGATTGCCGTGCCCACGTATCCTTATCAATGCCAAGCCAACGTAATTTTCTTAGTTCAGTTGCTTGCATAGCATCACGCAACAGAATCATACCTCCATCACCAATGGGTACACCCTTGACCGCATGAAAGCTAAATGCCGCAATATCTCCAAATGTACCCACCAGTTCATCGTTAAGCGTTGCTCCGATCGCATGAGCACAATCTTCAATCACACGCAAGTTATGCCGCTTGGCTATCTCAAGAATAGCCAACATATTTGCGGGATGACCACCATAGTGAACAACCATAATAGCGCGGGTACGCGGAGTTATCTTTCGTTCAATATCCAGTGGGTCAAGACATAACGTATCTTCACATGAATCCACAAACACAGGCGTTGCTCCTACATACATAGCCGCTAGTGCGGTCGATCCAAAGGTCAATGCTGGAACCAATACTTCGTCACCATGACCAATGCCCAAAACCCGTAATGACAGATGCAAAGCATCTGTACAGGAGTTCAAAGCCACGGCATGAGGCATACGGTGTAACGCCGCAAACTCATCTTCAAACTGTTTGACTTTAGGGCCAAGTCCAATCCACCCGCTGTTAAGAACAGGTTTCAACGCATCCAATATTTCTTGAGTACGTAGGTTCGGTTTGAAAACTGGAATGGTCATATTATTTGTCATTGATAACCCAACTGTGACCACAGCCACATTCACAACAATGTTTGGTATTCTGTGTACTTTTCATATTCTCTTGTTTCTTAAGACACCAATCCCAATAATGCAAAATGTTCAACCAAGACGGACAATAAAATATAGCCCAAGGTGTAATTAAAACAACAATGACAAAAAAACATATGGATATGCAAAGATATATTACTTCCATCGTTTCCCCTATGCTACTTTTCGATACGAATAATTATTCTTAACCAATTGGGCAAAGGTGCTACCAACACTAGATGCGTCTTTAACCGCTTCATAGATAGCCGCCGGCACATCGTCGTATTCATACTCGCTCCCATTCAAAAACTTCATACCCATAGATCCTGTCTCAGAATCAAAACCTACCTCTGCAACATTACTTGAACTCACTGGTGTCCATGACATCATAAAACCTCCTAGAATTTAACGCGTACGCCCTGAAACCCATCATCGCCAAACGGATCCCCTTCTCCAAGAACACTACCAGCAAACATCGGATCTCCTGCATCGTCCGGTGCCCATATACTACCGACAGCACTAGTTTCATTATTACGATGAATATCTTGTGCCGCTTTCATTGTGTCAATATTTTTACGTGCCCCAACAAGCATAGAGACAAGACCACACACTGCTTCTGACAAATCGTTCGCATTTGAACTATCGTGGTCAACTTTAATTCCGTTCATCAATCGTAAGTTTGCAAGTTCACCTGTTGATGGGTCTGTCAGTAATGGATAATTCAATAAATCAATAGTTTGGCTATAGACACAGGATCGAAACAGTTTATAGTCTTCAAGATTAAGACTTAACTTAGCCGTTAAAATACTGGCACGATTCAACCGATTAATCGAAGAACTTGACTGCCATTGATCAAACGAACAATGAGTAATTGGAATCAGTTTTTCACGTAATTGAATAATAATATTAGCTGGATCATCAATGTCTACCGGAATTTTTTTGACACGATCCGCTTTCCAATGCGTCAACAAATCAACAACGACCATGACCCCTTCAAGATGTCCAATTGCGAGTGTCGCTATGTCACGCGTTTCACCAAGGTCACACCGCGCCACGTACCTACGCGTATCAGGCTGACGCGAAATATTAAATTTACTAATAACCTTACCAATCAGAACTGCACCCGTAGGTGCTGTATTTAATGTGGTATTGAATTCTGCAATTTGGGGACGACCACTGACACAGACTGTTATCTTTTCAGGGAAATCAAAGAACGCCTCAATCTGTTGCGGTGGGTTACATTCATACATACCCGCAGCATCAGTTGCTGTTGCTGGATTATCTAACTCTGCTTTAAAATCGTCACGTGTCTTTGTGGGATTAACTTCCCATGTCGCACCCTTACTCGCAAACACATCGGGCAATTTTCCTTGTTGCGCATCGGCATACATACGCATTGTGAAATCACCTTTATGTCGCGGCCAACTCAAAACCATGCCAAACCATTTTCCAGCAAACCGTGATTGCGCCGATGACCGAAGCATCTGATACAACTTATCGGCATTCGCTTTTTGTGTGTCGTCCGCCATGGCAGAATTTGATACCAACACATTACCCGCAAAATAATTGTGGTTATCTGCAACCTCTATGTCATACACTTTTGCGTATTTCTTAATTTTTATAGGTTCGATTGATGTCACAGGTAACAACTTAACTGATATTGAATCGTCAAACGCTAAACCTGTACACGGATATATAGATTTGTACTGCATACACGTTGGGATATAAGAAGATACTGCCTGCAAGAATCGACGAGTATCATGCGGATTCAAATAAATATCCCATCCACGATCCTGCTCAAAATACTTGCGCTTCTGTACAATTCCGCCACGAAATCCAAACTCCTGAATGCGTTTGTATAATAAATCAATTTCTTTACGAGATAACCCTGCCGCACATATCCTAACAACGTAAGTGATATATGGTTTATTACGAACAATCTTTGTACGCTTCGCCAAATAACCGTCGTCCAAGTACCAAAACGCTAAACTCTGTAGATCAAGTTTATCTACCCATTCTTTCGTTACCGTCTTTTTACCATTGGGATAGACTAAACGTTGTATCTCAGCGATATCTTCTGTTTTAAAACATCTAGCGCGATAAACAATGTTGTTTGGTTTGTACCCACTCCTACTCTGATCTTGCCCACCAGCCATAGAGAAAAACGTCTTAACTTTAAAATCTAAGTAGTCTTTCTGATCCTGCCCATGAACAAAAGTAAGATTGCCACTATGTGAAATTCCCGCATCCCCAAGTAATGACCCGTAAAGAATCTGTTTCTGTCTCTGTGATAAAAACACACCGCGTCCATAAATATTATCCCCCACCACTAACTCATCTAAACGACGCACTCCATTATCAGTAAAAATATGATGGTTTGGGGTTCCTAAAATTGTTTTTGTCCGAGACCCAGTAAATCCGTTACAGCGTACTCGCAAGTAATGTGTATCTCTTGGAACAAATTTATACCAGGCTACTACTTTTTTAGCCTCGATCTTCTCAGTTTTAAAGTTATAAGACAAAACTGATACATCTTCCTGATTTTTAACAATATCACCTATACAACGTTTACTTCCATCTGCCAATATAATCGGTTGCCGATATTCAAAACACGCTTCGTCCATAATCCAGGCCACGATGTTGAGGCCCTCGGTACTCTCCGATAAACTATGCCGACTAAATGCACGAATCATATGCGGAAATAAGATCGTCGTTGGATACACAGTAACCGTATTATCTGTTGCATCTTCTTGAAATTTACTTTTATCTTTTGCTTCAAGAATACGCCCGGACTGTTTCATCTTGTATTGTTTACGTAGCCATTTCCAATTTTTCACTCGACTACGTAATTTAGTAAAAAACACATTGTTGGCTTGATCTGCTGAATACGCTACGTTAACAATATCAATAGGTTCATCCGCAATATGATGCCCAGTTATATGCTGGTTGGGATCTTTTAAGCAAAGCAAAACATATACCACGTAACACACAATCAACGCCGCTAAACTATCCTTGCCGCTATTCTTATGAATTAAATTCTGGTGAACATAATTACCATAGGTGAGTACAGTCAATCCATAAAATCGCTTTGGGCCTACTTTACGAATACCTGTGACGCGCACTGTCTTTACTTCCATGAGCAACGGGAGGCCCATGGTACTTCCAAGTACGTCATTTGGCTTTAAATCACCAGCCCGTACCCAATCGTTCTTATTACTCCAAAATTTATGTTCGGTGTTAACACGAACCCGTTCATGATTATCTGTGAACACTTCAAGAATCTCGCCCACATCTTCAAGAACGGGCGCATCAATGGATACAATCTTTATGGCCTTACTTTGGAAATCATAAGTCCGCACATTGATAGGTCTATTGATCTCCGCCCATTCTGCAATCGTTCGTTCAACACCTGTCTTGGCATCTGAGAACAATTCGTCTTCAGCTAGAGATCCTTTACCCCACATGCAACAGCTCACCAAAAATTTACGTTTAGTTGCATCAAACATTTCAAGCGGATTCTCACCAAGAATAGCTAACGATGCTTCCATTTGTTTTGGTGACAACGGAGGAAAATTCATGTGCTCTTTACTGATAACGAATTCAGCAAATGGAACTGGCTGTTCCAACCAAGGTGTATCTTCAACATCCAGACACAAGTTCGAGTATTCTGTTTTTAACAATGCTTCCGTATCATCCATCGGTGGGCATATCCTTCCGATTTCGTATCGCCGCTACTTCTGAAATAAACCGATGTGCGTCCACATCACGCCCCTTTAAATACTTAAGGGCACACTTAGCAACGGTCATAATGCCTTTAGTCCGTTCCCGTTCAACTTCGGATAACTGGTCAACAGTTTCCAGTTCACCGCGTAACTTTGCCAATCGGTCAAGATAACTTCCGAACGCCATCATATCTTTCGATTCTTTGCCCGTCATTTCTTTAATCTTACTTTCCGTAATCGTAATCAACTGCCGCAACGATTCAACACGGCTAATACGTGAATGGGTCAGTTCCCCAATAACCATACTGTCTTCGGCGGCACGATCAACAGCAACAGTTTCAGCTAACGCCGCCTTGGCTTTTTCGTCTAATGTGCTCAGATAATTAACTTTATATGCTGCAAGTGTCGCTCGACTGATGTTCTCGCCAAGATCCCGTAATCGTCGTTCAATTTCCAAAACGGAAATATCTTGCATCAACCATTTTTCGATATCAAGCCGATGAACGGACGACACCACTTTATACCCGGCAAAATGTACAGTCGTCGTATTTTTAATACGCCTCTGTTTCGGTTTCAATACAGAAGTCTGTACAGGCATATCTGTTAATGGTGTTATAGGTAACAGGTCGTCAGTCATTGTCCACATCCATTACACGGTTTATCTAATTTATCCATCAATTCAAATTTCTCTTGCCACAGCGTTTCAATAGTGTCTAACATTTCCATAATGACTGGATCACTGTTGTATTCGGTATGTCGCAACGATTCGATTTCACTAAACTGAATCATTGCCATACTCGCCAGAGAGCACTACCCAGAAAAATAACACTAAATAACAACACAATAATCAGTGCTACCTGTGCTCCTGATTCCAATATTTCTTCCACCATGTTACAACTCCTTTAACACAAACAATTTCTTTCGCAACTTTTTTAGGCATTGAAACAAAATTCGTTGAACCAATCTCTGTCGCCGATCATTATTACGTCCTACACCCACACCAAGAATTTTGGCGATTTCAAGTTGTGTACAGTTCATAAAATATCGAGCATTAAACGCCTGCCATTGCCGTGGGCTCAATACCTTACCAATCATTTCTTCTAAATTTTCACGTAAGAATTTCTGGCGAAAGGTCACAAAATTGGTGTTTCCTGGTACATCAAGATCGGATAAAAGTTCTTTAGTCTGCCACGCCTCATACACATCATCGTTTCCTGAAAGTTCAACACACTGCTCGTTTAATACTAAATCAGCGTCAGACCCGTTTCCATAAAAAGCCTGATGTTGCCCATCTATAAAATGCACTTTATCATCATCATGAATATACAAATGGGTATTCGTCACACCTGGCAACGTCATTAACATGTCCATTATCGAAATTTCGCCAAATGCCCAACGACCACCGTATCCATTCGTGCAAGTCGTCCAAACCCATTCTTGGTTTCATGGGCAGATATCAATACTTCTGGTTCTCCATTATCAAAACATTCTGCGCACCAACCAGCACTCACAATCCATTTCCCCGCATACTTAACCTTGTATAACCAATACATAGCTGTACGCGTAGGATGTGAAAAACAAGTGTGCATCCTATGAATTACCGCTGATTTTTTTCGTGCCATCTATTCTCTACTACCTACAATATTCTCCACAGCGTCAATTTGTTTATCAGTAATATGGTCATGTTCTTCAACCCATTCCCGTATCCCTTCTAATGTATCTGCCGCAAACCGAAATGATGAATCTGATAACAAATCATCGATCTTAGCTAAGTAATCTTGTGAACTACATTCGTTACACATATCCCCTCCTAGTTTATCTATACACGAAGTGGTAGTTGTTTAAATAATTTCTCATCAAAAACAGCAACCGCTTGTGCACAAACACATTTTAAACATTCTCGTCCAGGTGACCCCATAATCCCTTTGTGTTCTGTTTCGGCAAGATGACTACAAATACAAAATACCCAACGTTTATTTTTCATATACCCTCCTAGTTTTCGCCTACGCCATCAACCACAAATTCTTCTGCTAATTCCATCGGATTATCTGCAAATAAATCAGTCTGTTGTTCGGGAATAACAGGTTCTGGTAAAACTATGGATTCCTCTCTCGGACTATTATCCATACGCTTTCGTGCGCGTAACCGTTGCACATAGACAAAATTGCGTAGCCGCTTCATATCTTCCTCCGGGTATAGCAAGATTAAATCTTGAACAATATCTGTCGTCGTTCGTTTTGTGACCAACGCCTTATTTATAAAGGTGGTACGTACTCGCCATTCAACTTTACTCTTATATTTAGTGCGTTGCGCTTTTGACCGACACCGCGCAATTCTTTTTGCTTTCAACTCGTCCCGCATCACCGCACGCCGTTTAACTTCACATGGACGACATCGCGGAAATTTCCGCGTACTCAATACCAAATTCACATGACATGTCACACAAATACGTTCGGGAACACTCACGCATCACCATCTGTAACATAATATAACATATTTAACGCGGTGATGTATGATCCTGCGTATCGGATGCTGACCCGAACACGCGATAATTTTTTTTGTTAACCTCATCTCGTTTCTGGTCATCCAACACATTTACAATTAAATTTTGAATGTCCAGATTTTCATAGATATGTCCACAAGCGGCACACGCCAACGGCGTATCTACTTGAATACGTGATGTACTCTTATATTCAGAATGTACTCGAAAACAAGCAGGCGTCATAGGCCCACCAAATTCAACAGTAGCATCTGACCAATACACTTCACAGCGCGGACAAACTACTTTAATATCAATAGTGTCACCATTTTTAATCGCATAACGCGGACGTGCTCGTACCATAAACGGTTCTGCTGGCCATCCCCGAAACCAATACACCAATTTTCTAAACCGTTCCATCAATGCCATTGATTCTCCCCAGGCTTAAACCCAATCAACTGTAACCGAACTGGCGATGTGACAACAGGCACACGTTGCACGTTTTCAAGTCCTGCCTCTAAAAGTAACGGAGCTAACTTATTCTCGTACCAAATCGTATTTATGGGATTACGCGTTGGTGTACTAGTAAACCTGGGCTCTAACAGATCACGAGCAATTCGTTCTGACTGAAACTCAGCACAGAGTCCTACATAATCCGTTGTTATCACTTCAATACGCCCACCAGGACGCAACACACGTACCGCAGTTTCAATTGTTTCTTTGGCAAATGGAATACTTTGTTCATCAAGCACATAGTACAACCGAACTTCATCAAGCGCATTAGGTGGGAATGATCTCAACTCCATTGATTTCTCAAAACTATCTGCGGTGGGAAATGTACTACCAACGACAATACGACCAGGTGCACGAAGAAGAAAATTACCAGATCGTCCATAAGAAGATGTCCATGCTTCAACTGATACCATCTCTACCACATCTGGATTTTCTTCAATAAGGTGTTCGTAATCTTTACCCCCTGACCCCGCAGCCATAGGATCAGCATCACGCTCTGTATAAAATTTGTACTTGGCCACTCTATCCGCTTTATCCATATACCCATAATGAAGGATGCGCGTAGTTGCCACATAAATCAACCGCCGATCTAATTCATCAGGAACACCCGTTGAATGACTAGGCCGGTTCGGGGGACGACGTTCAGGATCATATCGGTAGAGCCGAATAACCTTGGTATTATGGTATTTACCTGTGTTACGGTATGTGTGTTCGCTATTCCAAAGATAGTAGAAGGGAAAAGACCAACCAAGAATATCGCTGCCTGACTGGCTTACGAGTTTACGAATATCATCTATGCAAGATTCCTCAACCAATTCATCTGCATCAATACAAAAAATCCAATCTGGTGAATACTTTCCAGCCAAGTCATGCAACACATTCCAGTCGCGCCCACCGTTGTAATCCATAACTGGTTGCCGAACCACTAAAAAATTGGTTGTTGCCGTAGCATAGGCACGTAACCACTCATAGGACCCATCGGTGGAATGGTCATCCAAGATGATAGTCATATCAGCTATAGACATAAGTTGTTTGGTTAAACGCTGCAAATATTTGAGACTGTTCTTTTCTCGAACTAGCGCAATAATACGGCTCATCTAGATTCTCCAATCTGTTTCGTACCTACAGGCAACGTCAAATTATTTGTCATAGCATCTAACCATCGGTCACCAGCATCAGTAAGCGCGTACCAATGCACATGTGCCGTATTCATACCCACCATAGCCGTTGATGCTTTGAAGTCTTGCCCAAACACAACGCCTTTTGGCAAATGTTCACGAACCCCATTCATATACTGTTGCAGAATCTTACACTCAACTACAGCATCCACAACCGTATGCCCATTTACTTTACGTCGGTCACCAGATGGAATTGGAACACTCTTGGCTGGAACAATAGCTACGGACTCTGCCGGAACCTTTTTATCTATCCACTCTAATACACTAGGCTTATCCTTAACGATTTCACCAGCAGGTAACATACGCTTCAATGATTCATCTGCTTCAGAACCAGTAGCCCACTTTGGCAAACCCCGTATCCACGTTTGAATATCGCCGGCGTTCTTAAATGTAGGCACCACACTATCAAATGCCACATTAACTCGCTTAAACATGTCCACATCGTCCGTAATGCGTAACCGCCCCTCATCATTAAACGCCATGTATTCAACACCACGAAGTTTAACTTGAACCGACTCACCGTTCTTAAGCGCACTAATCTTTAAATACGCTTGCATATCGGGCTCTGCTAAAAAGTCACGTAACGCACTGACAGTCTTAAGCCCTACCTCAGCAAAGACCTCATGGGCACTACGCCCATTAAATTCTTTACGTGATGATTTATCGTGGAGCCAAGCAATCAGTTCGGTATCACCAGACTTGTTCTTTTTGCGCCGTTCGGCTCGCCGCCGCTTTTGGCTTTTAGATTTGTGTTTAGCCATTACAGTCCACAAATGTACTTTTCTTACTTTCAATAAAAGGAGCAACTACACACATTCGTAAACCTACGGCCAACAATGTAACCGAGTCATGTATACAATTATTCCACCATTGATTAGATTGATTAATATATTTACGTGTCAAACTTTCAAGTTGTCTATGACAAGATGAACACAAAGTAATAAGACAATTTTCTATTTCGTAATATGCTACCTTTCGTGGCAAAATATGATGAACCTCAAGTCTACAGTCTTTCTTACTACAGGCACCACATTGATAATTATCTCGCAAAAGAACAATTTTCTTTAACGAAGCCCAAGTTGGACCGAACGCTCGCGCAATATAATCTTGATTAGTGATAACGATATTACTCTTACGTTTAGCCAAACGCATTGCCAAACGTCTCGCCGATTCTTGTTCTAAAGATAATCGTCGTACAGGATTAAGATCACCAACCATATCCAATCGTGGTCGTCCTTTACTAGCAGATCCAAAAAATGCCTGTCTATCTTTAGCTAATTTGCCTACATGATCTTTAGTCTGGTCAGAATGTTTTTTCCCTTTGAATGGATTCTCTTCCGTAAGATATGCTCTACCCTGTTGATGTATTCGCCGATAAAGCATGTAGCAAGGCCTATTACAAAATACACGATCACTCACCTTGGCTCTATAAATCTGCCTATACGTAGGGGTATTACACTGAAGACAGGGCACCATACTCCCTGTATGTGCTCCCTTTTTAGGCATTACAATCCATTCCCTTCTTGCCCATAAACTTTGTTCATCTTCCAAGACCCATAATCCAAAGGACCAGTAAAATAGTCATCACATAGAATCTCAAAAAATGTCCGCCAGAATTGAAAGCCTTCACGCACCTTGCGGTCACGATCCATATCCCGTCCCGCTGGATTATCAGGTGACAAACTAGCATCTTTGTGATAGACATGCACACGTTCATCACGAGTTATTCGTAGTTCAGCATACCGAACAATCATGGAATAGAAAAAATCATCTGCACCATAGAACATAGCTCGTGTCCAATACCCACCATCGTTGCTCATATAGTCAAGCATCTCACCAAGATGCTTAAAGTAATCTACATACTTCGCAGGATCATTCGCTATCTTCGTTGCAATAGTCGCACGAACACGGGATAGTTCTGCTTTCATTTTCTGATCAACAGCAATAATTGTTCTGCGTGGAATCAACATACAATTGCTCAGACAGATATCAGTTTCCGTATATCCCTCGCGCTTAATGAGCCGTCCACCTGTAATCGCTGTACCTATGGCACCAACTTCAGGATGTTCATCTGCCATCTCACGCATAAACTTAGTCCAATAAGGAGTCTGAATAACAATGTCGCTATCACAACGAAAAATATAATTTGTTTTGCATCGACGCATTGCCATATTCATACCAACACCGATACCTAAATTTGATTTATTACGCACAACAATAAAATTTTGATCACGCTTTGCCTCTGCGTCAAGATATGCCGCGACATCCGCAGGACTACCATTGTCTACCATGACAATCTCATACGGTTCCATAACGGTTGCACGAACACTATTAATAAACTCCCGCGTTGAAACAAGGTCACGATACGTTACGACTGCAATCGAAATTTCTGGGCTCATATTATTCTCCTAATTGTGTAAGACAGTCAATTCTAAAATGTTTGCAAACGGGTATAACCTCTCGCCATCTGGGTCAATGAGAATAAGTGCATCGGTACCTACCCAATCAACGGTGCCCGTAACTTCGTTCATCCCGTCCTCACCAAGTGGTCCGTTCACAAGCAGAGAAACCGTTTTTCCTTTAATCTGATGCAACCACTCCGCCATATTCTTTGCTGGAATCGCTTGTTCAGCCATGGATACGCTCCTTAATTTGACCAACCAAATCAGGATAGGGGTGCGGCGTCTCAAACGTATTCGTAATCACAACTACCTGATCAAACCCTAATGTAGAAATAATAGGTGGGTTATGCATTGCACTGACACGTTCAGCGGTTTGACCAGACAATTGCAAAAGGCGCATATGCCAACAAGGAAGAACATTGCTATCCTTCCATTCAACCAACAGAATATCACCGTCCTTGTCACACACAATGTCCTGATCATAAATGGTCTTCCCATTTTTATCTTTACGCCCAATACCACGCATAACCTTTAACTGTTTCCGAAAGAATGGATCTTCAAATGGGTGTGGCTTGGCATCAAGGCGATGCTTATCAGAAACAAAACATATCCAATTACTACCATTATCAGAACTATTATCAACAATAGAACTCATGAACTGAAAATCATAATGCATTATCTTTTTGCGTTCATCCCAAGCTCGTAACTCAATATCATCAATCATACGTTCTCCTGTCGCTTCAGATCTCCAATACTCCATCCTCGCTTACCCGTAAGTAATTCAGGATCTACTTTCTCAAACCGGTCAATTCCGTTATACCTTGCCTGTATTCGTAACCCATCACGCGTCTGCGGCAACAACCACTTGCTTGGCGTTATTGGTACCTCAATCATTTCAAACTTATGATCTTGAATCGTATCTACACGCGGCCGCTCATTGTACGGAAACTGTGCCAACCATTCCCGCCGCCATAAATAGTTCAGAGGAAATTCATCTGGGCGTAACATGTATGGGGATTTATATCGGTAATGGTTCCCCAAGAATTTGCGGTTCCACTTACATAGGAACTCAAACCCTCCCAACGATGTACTGACCGAGTTTGAACTATCGCCTGTACCAACACCAAGATCCACAAATTCGCCTACGGGTAATACCCCAATACGGTAGCCGAGCATCCTGGTTCTTAAACAAACATCAGGATCCCACTGGTGATGCAGACTCGTATCAAAGAATTCACCATCATAATCAACTAATTGGTTATAAACCTCGGTACGAATCGCCATCACAGCACCCAAAACGTACTCTACTTCGTCATAACCGTCTCTATGAATGCGCATGTATCGTCCAGGCAAATCAGGGGCTAGAATGCCTATTTCTGGATGTTTGCACATGAATTCGGCCATGGTGTTTGCCCAACCCGCTTTTAATATCTGTACGTCGCCATCCATACGAATGATAACGTCAACTCCGTCCGTCTCTGCGGCTATATCCATAATAGTATTGGTACCATTGGCTATACCCACATGGGCATGCTTAATTAAACAAGCTCCTTCTACAAAATAGTTTTTGTCTATCTCAACTCCTATACCAGTAGCGTCTGCCATTGGTAACTGCAAACACTTTTGAACCATTGGAATAACATCAGGATTCGTGGGTCCATCACCAAACACAAACAAGTAATCCACACCAGATGGATATTCTTTTGTGACACAGGTCAACATACGTTCAAGCAAATCAGGTCGATCATAAGCAAAAGTAACTATTGCTGTGGTCATTTTTTCTCCTTCTTCAAACGATGTAACCCAGCCAACAACCCTGCGGGTTTATACCCAAATGCCCAATAAAACTTACCAATAGACAACGACAATTCATATGGACGTTTAACTCGCAAGGGTACATACTCTGATTGACCAATTGTTACCGCATCCATACTCAAACCAAACACATCAGCCATGCTCTTTCCAAACTGAGCTTTAGAAAAAAGTTCGTTACTAACAATGTTAAGAATCCCATGCATAGGTTTCTGAATAACTTTTTCGAGTGCCTCGGCAAGATAATAAACTTCTAACGCACTGAAATAAGAATCGTCGAATAATTGGATAGGTTTCTTATCACGAAGACTGGTATACAACCAATCCGCAAATGTCGGGGTATGCCCGTCTGGTGCCCAGCCATAGAAACTAGTTCGGATAACCGTAGCATCGGGGTTCTCTTTTAAACATATGCGTTCGCCACCAACCTTGCTCCATCCATAAACATTTACTGGACACGGTACGGCATGTTCGGCACAGTACCCTTGTTTACCATCAAATACTTGGTCTGTTGAAATATGAATCAAGCGTATATTCATGGCATACGTCAGTCGTGCTAATTCAACAACAGACTCCGCATTCACTAGCCATGCCTTATTAGGATCTTCTTGACACGCATCCACATTAGCCCAACCAACACAATTAATAACAACATCAGGTCGATGCTCTGACAAAATCCGTATTACTTTAACAGGTTGTGTCACCAAATCAATGTCGTCGTGAGTCACACCAATAACATCATGCCTCAACTGTGTCAACACTTTAACGAGATGACTACCAAGAAGTCCTCTACTGCCCGTAACGAGAACTTTCATAGACCAGCTCGCGCCTTATGGGCAACCGTAATCAAATCATTGATTTCATTATCCGTGAGTTTCTTAGCGTCATAGCTTCGAGAACGAAATTCAAATGGTTTACGTTCAGCGAAATTGTACGGCCAGATACAATATTCAGGGTCAACAATAACAATCCCCTTGACCAATGATGCATAAGCCATTTCTTTTTCCGTTATCAGATCCTCATGAACCTTCTCACCAGGGCGTGACCCTGTGATCTCAACCCGTACTCCTTTCCCAATTACAGTTGCCAACGTCGCTATGGACGTAGCCTTTAGAACAGGAACATATATCTCACCGCCCTGCTGATTCTCAAGAGCAAAGGCTACCAGTTCTGTTGCATACTCCACAGGCATAAAGAAACGGGTCATGATTGGATTCGTAACGCGCATCACACCTTCATCCGCTTGTTTACGAAAGATGTCAGCGACTGACCCACGAGAACCTAAAACGTTGCCATAACGAACAATACTGAACTTAGTTGCGTGTTCTTGACCAAGACCCGCGTTAGATTGAATCCAAACGCTCTCCATCAAAGCCTTAGTCTTCCCATAGGTATTTACAGGGTACACGGCTTTGTCAGAAGACAAGGCAATGGCATGTTTTACCCCCGTTTCCAAACACGCATTAATCACGTTGATGCTACCCATAACATTCGTCTTGACGGCTTCCTGCGGCTCACGCTCACACGTCTCCAACCGCTTCATAGCAGCAGCGTGAACCACAATATCAGCCCCACGGCAAGCATGGGTGATACTGGATAAGTCCCTAACATCACCACAGATATATTTAACCCTTAGATCTTTAACCTTAGCTTCCATCTCTGACTGCTTCAACTCGTCCCGTGAAAAGATGCGTACCTGTTTAGCTCCCTGACTCAAAGCATAACGCATAAACGCTTGACCAAAGGTTCCTGTCCCACCACTGATTAATATCGTCTTCCCACTGATCATATAGTCTCCACCTTAGCTTTCCAGTTATATTCCCACTCTCGTCCCCGAATCATTTCCGTTATGTCCGCGTCAGTCGTATATTTACCCATACGAATAGCTAAGTTTTTTATATGTGTATGCAAATAAGGATCGTCGTTAAACACAAAATTTTCGCCCATCTTCCTAATCAATTCACTTTCACGTTCACGTCCTGGTGACCGAAGTAATGTCACCACTTCAAAATTTCCGTAATGCCCGGGATACTTAAAAGGCTCTGGGTTCTTGTTCATTCGGCACGTCTCATTGCCCTGAGTCACATACCAAGCGGCCAATTGCCGACGAAAGGCTACGTTGATCGGAAAATCTTCAAAACTCATGAGCCATATGTCTCGATACGAAACCGTTCCAAAGAACCGACGGTTCCATTTCTTTAAAAAATTATATACACCAATATGTTGCTGAACGTGATATTCAAATGTCTCCGTCAAATCACCTTCGCCAAGATGGTCCATAGTAAAGTCAGCTATTTCACCAACACGCCAACCAGCCATACGTACACGTAACGCTCCGTCCACTTCATGTTGCGATGTAAGTACAGGGTCCCAAAAGTTCGATCCTAACTTCTCAAACACTTCACGTCGAATAGCAAACAATCCTCCGATACCCCATGGATACTCGTTATATGTTCCGCGCGGTATCCATTCACAACGACCAGATCCTCTTGGCAACACCAATCCCACCTCGCCATGGTCGGCTAAGAACTTTGCAAAAACCTGGTTCCAACCTAGGTGGTTGACCAAAATATCGTCCTCAAAATGAACGACTATATCTGGTTTAACAATCTGAGCCAAAGCTATCTGCATAGCCTTATTAAAAGTAGCAGATGCCTTTAAGTTCGTTTCATTACGGGTAAAAATCACATTGATTGTTGAATTCCGTTTCTTCAAATCATCGGCAAACCCTGTCACCATACCCACTACCTGAGTTAGCAACAACGAACAATCATCAACAATAACCACATCAGCAGGTGCCACTAAATTGTCGGCAAGACTATGAAGCACACGACCCAGATCATATAAACGCTTCTGGCTACGCACACACGTTGCCATACAGATCGCAGTTTTCATTGGTTTTCTCCAACTAACGTCGTCTCAGCTTCCCAAACATATTCGTGCTCTTTGCCAACAAGGTAGGCAGAAACTTGCTCATGCGTCATATCCTTGCCCATACGTTTGGCCAAATCAAATATTTGTTGATGCAATTCTGATGAATTACCAAACACAAAATTGTTACGCATCTTCTCAATCAACTCATCTTCTCGTTCACGACCAGGTTGACGAATCAAGTTCACCTTTTCAAATTTCCCATAGTGGGTCGGATAAATAAAAATTTCTGGATTCTCGTTCATTCGACATCTCATAAAATCATCACGAGCCATCTTTATATTAGTCTTCTGCACATCACTCAAATTCAAAGACGTGTCTGCTAATACCCGATCACACTCGTACGCTTGCGCAACGTACCAAGCGGCCAATTGCCGACGAAAGGCTACGTTGATCGGGAAATCATCCATACTTTGAGTCCACACAGAACTATAAGCAAAAGTTCCAAAGAACCTTCGATTCCATTTCTTCAAAAAGTTGTATACGCCCACATGGATAAGAGCTTGTCGTTCAAAGGTATCGGCTTCGTCGCCTTCACCAAGATGGATCATAGGGAAATCCTTGATCTGTGCCAACCTCCAACCTGCCATGCGCACTAAAAAGTTATATGACGGTTCAATCTGATGAACTAAATCTTCCTCCCATCCCCCAACTTTTTCAAACACGTCACGCCTAATCGCAAACAATCCTCCAATACCCCACATAAACTCGTCATAGCCTGATCGCGGTATCCATTCCCCGCGCCCAGATCCGTTTGGAAGCACTTGTCCAACTTCGGGATGGTCGGCTAAACATCGCGCAAACACACGATTCCATCCAACATGCTGTAAAAAAATATCATCCTCTATGTGAACGAGTACCCCCCCCTTAGCAAGGTCCATACTCAAATTCTGTGATCGCGGATGTCCCAAATTCGTTTCATTCATCACAAATTTAACTGGAATATCAGGATGGGCTAGGGCCATAGCATCAATAAACGTACGGGTCAGGATTTCAACTTGTGGGCGCAAGATCGAACAATCATCAACAATAATAACCTCAGCAGACTCTGCCAACGTAGCCAACAAACTTGTATATACCTTTGTTAAATCAGAAAGTCGTTTAGGATTTTTTACGTGTGTACAAAGACAAATACTTGTTAACAATTCATCACCGTTCATGGCTTTGCCCAATCACAAAGAACTTTTACCCCGTGAAAAACTGCCCACCCAAATAACAAAAACAAAATACCTGTACCATGTGTCACATACATAAAGAAAAAAAACAAAAATAACACCGATACCATTGCGCAAATACCACAGATAAAATCAATCACTCTCTTCATCATACTCTCCTTATAAAATCTGCAAATCTTTTGCATCAAACGGAATTCCCATCTCACGGTTGAACATGATCAATTCAATAACGACACGTCCGTGATCAAACGCTAAAATCTTACCTGTTCGTCCAACATACAACCCACGAACGACTCGCGCCATATCACCAATATTGAATCCCAACGGAGACGCTTGTGTTCCCATAACAGACAACTGTCGTTCGACTTCAGCACGAACATCCAATATTTCTTCTTCAGACAACCGGTGCGGTCTATTAATATCTTCATCTTTCAAGAACAACACTGTAATAGGAACACTGGCAAGGACAACGTTTTCCACACTATTCCCCCATTGACAATAAATAAACATGTAGTTAGGATAAAATGGGTACATGCTCGTTTTTCCATTAGTGGTTTGGGCATACAGCGGATACCATACCCGTCCCTCTTCATCCACTTCTTTAAGCGCACATTCAACTTCGACCCAACGGACACTACTTCCGCCAAAGCCCGTAGGTGCCCAGAGAACGTACCAACCTCGATCAATTTGTGGCAGTGCTGAAACTGAAATAGTCAAACAATCCAACGTGACCCCCTACACAATAGTTTTTCCCAATCGAAACCGTAACGCACTCAACACAATGTCACATTGTTGTCGAACATCACCAATAATCACTTGAGCATGAAAACCATTATCTGAAATAACCTGACAAATCGCGTTATCCAATTTGGATTCATATGTAGTAGAATCATCCCATACCTGTACTTTAGGTGGACAGTACACCAACAAATCATATTCCCGAACATGGCCCGCTAATACTCTTGAAAAATAAACGTCCATAGGCAATTTGGCTAGATTCGCTATGGCTACTCGATCAATAATAGATTGGCAGACAATATTGGATTGTCCTTTAACTGCATTATCAAGAGCCAAGTAATCACTTTCCCAAGTAAACACACGCTTCATATCAACGCCATTTTCTGTGTTCTTGGCATCGTTAATATAGTTAATGATATGCATAGGCTTACGTAACAATCGCGCCAATTGCGATTGTAAAGATTTGGCTAACGTTTCTTTTACATCGTAATTTACGCCTGTAAGACCAATAACAATATGGTTCCGCTTCTTACCCAAGTTCTTCCTCCATAAAAGGTAAGAATAGTGTTAGTTCTGAATTTGTCTTAATTTTCCATTCATTGCGCATAGCTATAAATATTTGTTCTAAATGCAGACGGGATACTACAACCCATGGTTCATGGTCCTGTTGACTACAGGGAAGAGAAAAAGGGAATACTGTAACACCTCCAAGTTTGGCGTGTTTCCATAATTCGTCATGATAAATAAGAAAGTGTTTTCGGCGTTTGTCGTTGTACCGAATCACATCATTTTTAACAATGTATCCAATGCCGACAACACGCGACCATTCATCAAAGTTCTTTCGCGGCACCGCCATTTGAATACGTCCCTGCCCACGATTAGTCCGTACACCTTTAAATGCCCATGTAAAAATTGGAATTGAATTCGGGCTCCGCGCTTCTTCTTTAAGTTTGTGCACCCAGTCCACGTAAAGATGAAATACTGCACCTTTTTTCTTAGTCCATTGGTTAAGGTGTTTAGCCTCAAAAGTTAATGACTCTAGCCAAGGAACTTGGTGCGTCCGGATATCCCCTTTACAACTACTGATTGCTCCCGACGATGCCGTTCTAAATGGCCTTAACGTAAAATCTGATTTGATATCTAAGTCAAAAATTTCACAAAGCCAAACCTCAATTTCTCGCTCAAAATTATAACCTCTACGCGACATTATCAGTACCTCCCACAAAAGGAAATAATTCCGTCTTCTCTTGATACATTTTCACCCCAAACTCCGTAGGCGCATAAATCATTTTTCGTGTTGGAACAAGTGTGGTTGTTTTTTTATTTTGCGTTGTAGGATAGCACAAATGTTCAAAATTTAGATAGCTCATACGATCAGAATCTAACGGAAACCGAAACGTATATTTACAGTCATCACACCGAAAATATAAGGTAGGCAACGAAAAAATCATTCACGTACTTTATGAATATAAATCTTCAAATTTTTCTCCCGCGCCAATTTAATCATACTTGCCGTGCCACGAGACACGCCATCGTAACACGCTATCAATGCCTGAGCATGATCGGCCATTTGTTTATTCCGTATTGGTCCTGCTGCTCTACCATACCTATTCCAATCAGCAGGAAATCGTATCACAGGAACATTATAGATTGCTGCCCACCGTTCACCCAACAAATCAGGCCCAGTACACATCCCCGACACAACCTCAGTTATCTTAAATTCTGAATTTTTAATAGCCGCCTCAACAACAGAAAAATCTAACAAACATCGAGAACCTGCAATAATAACACGCATTATTTCGTTGATGTAGTTTTTAAAAACGCTTTACAAATAACTCTAGGGGTCACAGTAATCAAATGAAAACCGTCACTTGGACTGTCGCCTAACGCATAACATATCTGAGCATTAAAATCAGTGTGGCTAGCCTGTCCCATTATGTGTACAAGTCCCCATGCTTTACTAATGTCATTGCAATAATCGTCTATTGGCAATTCTTTACGCCAATCATACCCATAGCTATAATTTCGTCGCCACCCGCCCTTACTAAGCGTCCATATCTTCTTAGCTACGGCTTCATTTAGTTGTGAATCAGTCATTGCTATCCTCAGTCACATCAATCACGCTACCCACTTCTTTATCCAATTCAATATCGCGCAGATTAATAGCTTCGTCAAGGGCACTATCCCATGCTTCGGCTTCGTCATGAGCGCGAACAGTCACCACCGTACTTCCAGAAAAATTTATAGTAACGTTGTAATCACGTAAACTTTCTTCATCTGCAATAGCACGTATATGATCTTTAACCGCTTTAATATGTTTAACGTTTCCAAACTCTGGTGCTTCCGATGGAAATGGCCAGTTCATGAATTCATTCATCTAGTAGTCTCCTCAGCAATCGTGCATAATCCATCAGAATTTGTCGCATTGAATACTTGATCAGCACCTGCCGCTAACTCTGCTGAATGAGTAGTCAATAGAATCTGTATTCCCATTTCATTCGTCAACTGTTTCAAGAACTTACCTACATTACCCTGATACGTTGCACCTACATGCGCTGTAGGTTCATCCAGAACAAGGAATTGCCGCATCTTTGGCCTGTATAGCACCAAAAATGAAATTCGGAGTACCAATGACACCACATCAACAATCCCGCCACCCACCTCATCCGCTAGATTCAACTCCATACCATTATCAATAACGGCAAAATCTACAGCCGATACCCCACGCTTAATCTCGTGACGTATACTGAATTTATAATCCCGGTCAATAAATATGGCACGAAGAGCACGTGTCACTAACTCTTCAATCAATGTCTTGGCCGTATTCCACGTTTCCATAGAAGTCAGTTGTAAGAGTCGCGCAGTTTCATTCTCAAGTGTTAATTTATTTAAGAGTTCTGCTTGTTTAACCCCCAATGTCTTTTGTGTATGCAAAAGCATATCGGCTTGACCACGCCGCCGTTGATGCTCAGACAACAGCCGCGTGTACTCTGTTTGATGTTCTACCAGCGTCATGGCAACGTAACGCCTAACTTTCGTAATTCAGTTGTAGCTACACCCGCACGTACATTCAGGTCCTCTAGTTCAGCATTAGTAGCGGCTATAGCCGCATCAACATCAGTAACACCCATAGCCGCTAACGTCGCCAATTCCGCTTTCTCCTGTGCGTCTAACTGTTCACATTGCACTTGGGCACGTGTGCGCATATCTTGTAGTGCACGGTAAGTCTTGGTCAATTGCGCAGTATCAATCATGACGGACGGTCCTTTTTCTTTTGATCATCAACATATTTAAGAATATCGTCTTCAGACATGCCTTTACCACATTTAAAAGGTGCTGAAAGAACAAGTTCATCCTCTGTAAATAGAAATCCCTGTCGTTCAATCAAGCCATTTTTATTAATACCACGCACAACATAATGCCGTTGCACACCACCATGACACTGTTGCAATTGCCGTTCAACTACTTGATACCGAATAGTGTCACTAAACGAAAGACTAAAATCCCACATTTTCCCACCGTCATTGCTGTGTCTACTAATACCATCTGCATACTCAACATATTCTCCAAGTGCCGCCGTCTGTACAAAATCATTTACCTTGAACTTGAACACCGTATCCAAAAACGTATTGATCTCGTGCGCTTCGGCTATACTGATCATGATAATTCTCCTGTTTTAGTTCATCCAATTCATTATTCCCACATGCACAACATTTTGTCCATACCGCCAACAATCCGTCTATCCATTTGACCACAAAATTACTTTCACACTTAACGCACACCGTATTCTCCTTATACGCTCTCCATGACCCGTTCGGCCGCCTGTACCCGCATCAACCCATTGTCAATCACGCTGGACTGAAACCCATGCCTCTCCCCTACAATACGCACCAATCGTTGTCGATCTACTCCTTCAAGCGCACCTTCGCGTAACACACTCATAAACTGTTCTGCAATGCCTTCCATAGCCGCTGGCGCGTCTACGCTAAGGTCTATCACGTCCTTACTGTCAGGGGCATCAATCATCAATCGTTCAACTGCTATAGGTGTACCCTGGGACACCGTAAAAAGCAATACGGACGGGCGTAATCGTGCTTCATGCGTAGTCTGTCTAGTTAACGGACCTGAGTTCACAAACCGCGTACCGTTGGCAGTTACATCGAATTGACTATGCCAGTGTGAGCACAGAATCAAATCTGCATTTGTTTTCACATCGGTATACAACACATGCGGAAATGGAACAAAGTGCGTTGTAATCATTGAATGGGGAATCAAAATATAGTGTTTGTTTGGATCTTTGTCCACAAACCAATAGTCATCGTTGGCATGAACATCGGTGAGTGTATAAGGCAGAAACCGAATAACAACTGATCCATTTGCAAATGTGACTTCTTCTCGCTCATAAAATGTATGAACGATGCCGGCATTAGAAAGAACACCAAGACCACTACGTTTTAAACTAGCGACGGCTCCGCCAAAAAAATCGTGATTTCCGGGGTTCACTAACCACGGTATACCAGTTGATTCTTTTAACGCGGTCACCATATCATGAATCAATCGTAATGTCGGATCATTACTATCAAAAAAATCTCCACCGTGGAGCACGGCGGCTATCTTATGCTCTTTACCAAATCGAATGATCTGTGCCAATTTAATAAACTGTCGCTCAAAAAAATCTTTATCAGTTCGGCACGATGGACTTGACGCCCGAAAATGAGAATCGGACAACGCTATAAATTTAGTTGTCATAATTTGTTACTCACAATCCGACGAACATTGTCAACAAATGCCCACAACTTATGATCAATCTCTTGATACGTTTTTTGTGGACCATTCCCTAACCAATCACTAACTGTATAGGCTAACGCTACAATCTTATTCTGAATGTTATCCTCATCCTCACAAAACCTTTTATTGACGTCCTTTTCCAACTTCTCACGATGCGTGTTCTCATCAGGTTTTGCTCCTTCATCCACACGCCAAACAACCATCTCATGACATTGTGGGCATGGGCCCGCCATAGATGTAGAAGCATGACTATGCTTTGCAGGTTGGAATTTATCTGGCAACCGCAAATAATTTGGATGGAACTTTAATTCAATAGTCATTCCCTTAGCTATCTGTTCCGACCATGAATCACCATTGCCGATTAAAAATCGTTCTCCTTCACGAATAGGTTGTTGCATCGCAAGAAGCACATAATACGCCGCATACGCTTGTCGTACAGAAATCGTCCCGTTGTTAAGCGAATCTTTCTCAAATAAAGTTCCAGCTGCCACGAGAGCATTTGGCCAAAAAAATTCATAAATTTTCTTATCATTTAAAATGTCAATCATAAAACTCCTGTTAACTGTTTCTGTCTGACTTCCTTCGTCACCATCTGCCCACAGGCTTCGCATACGCTATCACTAAGAACATCAAGGTCACGCTGAATCGTTACCATTTGCAAATCAGCATCAGCTACTTTCTTGACAAGGTCTAACCGTTGGCTACTTATTCTTAAAAAGTTTCCTTTAGCTCTCGTCAACATCTCAAATCTATCAGTCAATACTTTAACGTGATCCGCAAGATTCGGAGTTATTCCTGCCATGGCATTCAATGCATAAGTTGCACCAATACGTTGTGACCGTATTCCCATAAGACGGTCCCGTAACCCCAACAACCCATTCAACCGCTCTGCCAACTGTCTAACTGTCTGTTCCGCGTTAGCATCAATACCAATTAAAGCCTGAACAGTTGCACTATACCGTGCCCGTTCATTAGTTAAATAAAGTAGTCGTGACTTTACATTAGTAAGCACCTTGACATATTCCCCCAGTTGACAGGCCCGAGTTATAGTCTGTTCATCCACAAATCCAACAATGCCAATCTGTGCAACTAACCCAAACCGCGTTCGTTGAATAGTTGCCAACGATTCTCGTACCCGCGCTAAACTCGTAAACCGATTAGCTAACGCATCTACCTTGGCAACATGACTAAGATCTACCCACGCCACTATAAAGGCTTTGGCGTTAGCGTACCCACGCTGTTCACGTATTGAATTTAATCTAATCCTAGAATCCGACAAAACTTTGAGTCGTTGTTCGCAGACATGCGCCCGTCCAAGGAGGGCACCGAGTTCATTAAGGTGTGCTTCTCTAATATCCAAATCCACATACTGCGTTAAATCCTGCGCCACACGTACCTGATCCGTATCAACACGTTTACTGTCTTCATTAATTTCTTTAATAAGCCTGTTGCTCTCACGAACTGCGGCATCAACAACATGACCGCCTGTCAAAACGTTTACGAACTTGGCTCGCATAGACTCAGGTTCAAAAACAAGAAATGGGGGATCCATCTGTTGCCCAACTGAAAGTTCAATTTCAGTGTCCTTATCCACACGCATGGTTCCAATACTAATGGCCTGTGTGACTTCAATCGGCGCACCTTTACCTATTGCGTCATAGTTAGACGCATTGACCACATACCGATTCTGTTTTTTACCTTTGACTCGTGTTACTTCAACCCCATCAAAACTTAAACTAACAACGGACTTATCTTCACCAAGACGAATGAATCGGTTTCCTCTAAGAGAATCATAGATAAGCCATCGAATCGCACGAACAATAGAACTCTTGCCACAATTTGAAGGCCCCACAATAGCGGCAAATCCGCCCGTCAAAATTAGGCTTGTCTTAGAATGTGCTTGAAAATCGTTTAAAGTTATTTCCATCTGTCCCCCACTCCCCTGTGGACACAACTAACAGCCCACAGGAGCCTACAACTACTTAGAAGTTCAATCTCGGATTACTTGGTGCTGGCGGCGTTTGGTCTGGTTGTGGCGGCGTCCACGTAGGGCCTGGTGCCACTGGCTGCTGTGGTGGTGTCCATGTTGGTTGTGGCATTGGTGGATACACTGGCGTAGACGACGGTGTCTGTTGCACAGGAGCACTTCCCATCTGAGGTGGTGTCCATGCTGGTGGTTGACTACCTGGCAATGGCGTTCCAGGTGCGGCATTAACCCATGGCGCAATGTCCGTGACAATGTTACGCATCTGTCCTCCATATTCCTTATTCCGAATAGTAAGGATCACAGGACGGTTTGCTGGTGTCACTAATGCAACCGGGTTAAATCCTCCATTTTCATTTACGATTAGAATTCCCATATCTCGGCAAAAACCACCAAGAGCCGACTTTGGGCTAATAACCCAATGGTATTTCTTTTTAACTTCTTCCCCACGAAACTGACCTTCGGTAATGACAAAGAACAACCTAATAAAAACTTCACTCGGTTTTGCTTTATCAAACCACTTGTCGTATTTCGTTAATACTGCGGGATACCGGCCAGCTGTTATTAGAACATCTGTCTTGATCGGGATAAAATCTCCCATTGACGCTTCGTTCATGTTAGCTTCTCCTTAGTTGCATTTTAATTACCCAATACGTACTGGGATTCTTCCTTGCAATTGGTGTTCGTTTTGTGGCGGTATCAACTTCTTGTAAAGGTTTGTCTGTTCGGTAATCGCCTTATTTGTAATAGCTAAAATATTAACACGATTCTTGACCACTTCATAATAGGCATCAATAAGATGGAATGTATTTTTAGAGTCATGCATACGCTCAACTTCAGCCGCTAATTTTCGATTTGCACGAGCGACCTTAGTCCTATCTGACGGCAATTTAATAATTTCTGGATCAGTGTCAATCACAATATCAAGTGCCGTTTCATACGCCCGTTTTGCCGATTCCATTTGAACTTTAGCATGAGCAAGTGTTCGCACGGCTTCCGTAAACATAGCTCCTACACGTTCTCGATACGCTTGAACTTTAGAAAACAATTCGCAGATCCCATTGAAACCCAACTGAACAGGATCCGTTGGAACTGAAATTTCATATTGTTTTATTTCTTCATACAGTTTTTCATAAACAACTTCGTCATAGGTCAGATTCATAGTCTCCTACAGTTTCCCAAATATGGTCATCCAACAAGTTAAACAACCACCGAGAGTCGCGCACACTAAAATGACACAGGCCAACATAAGAACAGCCATATCATAATACCGTTGCCATTTATCTGGCATCATGCAACAGTTCCTCTTAACTTTTCCAATTGAACATCAACCTCAGTAAGCGCATCTTTTACTTCCCATTCCACAAGATCCATCTGTGCGACAATATCAGGTCGTTCGCCAACAACACGTCGTATACGCGGCAATGCCGCAAACATGGCACTATAGACATATCGGGCACACATCCAATGCAATTTAGCCGTTTCATTACCAACTTTGTCCGCAGTCACACTGCGCGATTCACCTTTATTAAATTTCCACGTGTTATAGTTGATAGAGATACTTCGTTCAAATCCTGCATAAATACGTACGTTGGTATCAATCAAATTCAATTCATCGCTCATTTCAATAATCCTCTCTGCGCCATCAACAACTTATTTATATCCTTAATCCCTACTGGCAATGTAAACGAGTCCACAATGAGCCCACGTGACCGAGCATAGTTCCCAATACGTCCTGCGGCAGCCGCTCCTGCTTTGTCATTGTCCAACGCAAGCACAATCCGTTTGCCTTTAAAGTCAATGAGCCAGTCAGGATGGAAATTATTTGCGCCAGGGACGCCGATTACATTTTCGTACCCCAATTCAACCATAGACAAAACATCGGTAACACCTTCACAAATAAATAAATCGTCTACCGAACGAAGTAACGCGTCATGGTTATAGGCATGAGTAATAGACCCACGAACGTTCATATACCGCGTAATCTTGCCATCGCCATCACCCATAAGCCGTCCCTGCAAATACACCACCAATGACCCTAAATAGTACGGCAAAATTATGGGATGAGACGTAAAACGAAGCCGTGCATATGACTTATCTTTCTGATCCACCAACCCCACAGCAACCAATTCATCCACGCTATACCGCTTATAAAAGTCTACCAACGGATTATCTTGAGCCGCTGTCATTACCACACCCCGCACGCCAAACTTATCAAGAACATAATCAGAAAAACCACGTGAGTTCATATAGACTTTGTACGGCGTTGCCGTAACCATCGGCAGACTATGAACAAACTCGGTATACATTGCCAATCGTTTGTATGTTGGAACAACCGCAACAGGAACCAACTGTGAATCTAACCTATCCACAGACCGAATATCAGGTAACGTTGCCAATTCTGCCATAGCCGCGTCCCGTTCAATGTTACGCCATTTCATGTAAAGCGCAATCGCATCACCCTTTAAATTACACCCGTAGCAAAAAAATATTTTTTTATCAAATGAACAACTAAAACTCTTTGTGTTCACGTCGGAATGAAAAATGCAATAACCCTGATACTTGCTTGCCATAGGATCTACATCAGCAAAGCCGATCTGCGTTAGCAAATGAGCCATGTCCACCTTGACAAGAACTTCGTCACGTGTCATCACATCCCACCCACCGTTGACTCATTTATGATTGGAACCATGCCAGGTAATATTCGTCCCGTCATCTCTAAATATTCTTCCAAATCACCAACAAACGTGTTGTCCCAATTCGCGCCTATCTTAAGAGGACGATTACCTCCATCCCTATATTTGACTACCATACAATCTAAGTTGATCGCACGTTTTCGAGCTATGTCCCACGACTCTACATCATTCTTATTTTCAACATCAGCTTCTTCTTTCTTACGAATAAACAAGATGACATCACAGTTGTACGCAATGTTATCAGACCAACTCAAATGTTCGGTTCCGATATTACTAACCTCTTTAACTTGAGTAGTTGCCCGAGACGCAGCGGTCGCTGTAAATATCGCAACTTTTTCTGATCGTGCCAATTGCTTCAACTCTTTAGAAATAGCCCCAAGTTTAAGAATCTCGTTACCATTAGTCTTTTCTACAGGAACCATGAGATTCATGTAATCGACAATAATAAGGTCTAACTTTTTCTGCGATTTATACCGCCGTATCAGTGGAAGCAATGTTAAAGTTGAACAACCTGCGGGCGCATCAACCACATAAAAATCACCATCCCGCCCTGTAATACCCGCATCGCCAGCAACGTATTTCATACGATCTTCTTTTTCCAATTTGCCATGACGCAACCCATGTGACGACACTAAAAAATGCCGGGAATCAAATAACCGACCCACCTGTGTCATAGGCATTTCAATCGTCACATACATGACATTAAACCCTCGCGCAAAAACGTTATAGCCTACACTAGCAAGTGTTCGGCTTTTACCCACACCGCTACGTCCAAAGATAAGAACCAATTCTTCTGGAAACATGCCTGATGTAAGTTCATCCAGTTCTTTAATCCCAAAAGGAATTCCAACAAATTTTTCAGGATGAGATTCCCGATCAATATATTCATTGATGCGATCCGGCAATGTAGCCTTTAACGATTGCTCGTAAAAAACCGTAGTACCTGTCCGCACACTCATATTTAAAACTTGGTTAGCAGTGTCTACTGTCAATTTATCAACATCAGGGTTTGGTGTCCGTAACGCAGCTGAAATCTTATTAGCCACATCAAACAACTCCCGCTTCTTCCGTAACAACCGCAAATGATCCAAGCTAATCAGAAATTGAGGCTTAACCGTTTCACGGGATTTGAGCATATACAAAAGTGCATGATAATTTGTTTTCTTTGCCGCATCAGCACCGGACTCATCCATCAACCGTTCCAACCCGACTTCATCCATCATGCCGTTATACCTAGAAAAATAATCTTTTAGCGCAACCCATAACGCTCTATGATTAAAATTAGCGAAATAATCAGTATCCACAATGTCAATAACTTCTTGAAGCGTTTGTAAGTCCCGCATGGCATAGGACAAGACTAACAATTCGCTCTCGCCATCCGAATAGGCGGGTAAAATTAGTGTGGGGTGTGTGGGAAGTTCACTCATGTATTTGCCTTGCGAATGCGTCTACGTCATAATTAGCTAGTATCCACATGTCATTTAGATCATCCGCATATCTACGAGCATCATTTTTTGAATGTGCTCCCCGAGCAAATGCTGCTACCGTAGCATGTTCTTTTTTATCAAGAACAGTCCAGTCATAAGAAATGCCCCGCTGAACGACAAATCGGTTTCGTTTCATCCTGCCCCCCCTCCGGCTATACTATTCCCTATCTTAAATAATGCTCGTCGTATATGTCACTGATACGTTTACTTCCACATGATAATCTTTGCTACACACACCACATGACAGATTATCTCCATGATCATCAATCGCATAAACATCAGTCTCTTCATTACCACAAAACGGACATACTGGAAAATCGGTTAAATCACAATCAAATTTATCAATGTCCATTAGATTCGATCAAACCCAAACTCTTTCATCATTTGGTCATTACCCGGCATACGCACATCTGCAAAGTCACATTTGATCTCTAGCCACGAAAACATTTCTGCGGCAATATCAGGAAACACAGCACCAAGCCGAGCTTTGTCAACACGTGAAGTCATAATTGTAGGAAGTCTTAAACTAGCACGTTTCTTCAAAATACCAACCAACCCATAATCAGGACCATAGATTGGCTGTTGTGACAAATGCCCTGTACGAACCGTTTTTAAACCGTCTAAAACATGTGAAATATCATCAATACACGAAAATGTAACATCTGCTCCACAATATTTGTCTAATACTTCTTGAGCATTGTCACTATTGTCACATTGCTTCATTTCTGTTAGAATAGAAGATAAGGAACCGATACGACATGAATAACCTTGTTGAATTATGGCTTGAATTGTACACGCCGCCAAAAGAGTTTTTCCGGCCTTGGCAGGACCGTGCAACAAAAGCCCCGTACACATCCGAACAGATTTTTCTGCCTGAGCGACGTATTTCTGAAGGTTCTGACATGCCAACGAATCCTTCCTCACAATATCCTCAAACGATAACTTAAAATACGCAGGAAGAATCCCTGAATTCGCTACTCGAACGTTAGCTTTAACATCTCTATAACAAGGACATTCTACCGTTCTATGCCCTTTCGGTAGATTCATATCTACAACAAAACCTACCCCTTTACAAAAACATCCAGGTTGATGATCAATCCCCATTTACAATCCTTTAGCCAATATCTCTGCTCGAATCTTACCCACCATTTCGCTATTCACAGGATCAATGGCCCATGCCCCAAACGATTCCAGTTTCTTCCACTCTGGAATAGGCGTGTCGCCAAATGCTTTACCAAGATACCCAATGTGCCCATCAATCGAAAGTAATCCAGTATAAACACCAGCATTCACAATATCAGCCGCTGGCAATACTCCGCGCTTAAACTCAATAGGAATAATCGCTTCCCGATACGGTGCCGCCGTTTTGTTCTTAATCAATTTGGCGAGGATATCGTGCCCAATCTTTTCTTCTTTTTCGTTTAACCGTTCACTTTTAGCTTTGATCTTCGCTTCGATCCGAATGGATGAATAGAATTTAAGAGCCATCCCGCCGGGAGTAAAAAACGGGGATCCGAATACAACACCTACTTTTTGCCGAAGTTGGTTAATGAAAATAACATATGCACGACTTTTACCAATGGTAGGAACCAATGTGCGCATGGCTTGGCTCATCATTCGCGCTTGCAATCCCATGGTCTGGTCCCCAATCTCACCTTCAATTTCAGATTTAGGTACAAGCGATGCCACAGAGTCAACAACAATAACATCATAAAGTCCACTTGTTGCCGCCGCTTCAACCGCAGTCAACGCGTCTTCACCGTGGTCCGGCTGTTTAGTATCCAACTCACGAACATTGACACCAAGTTCAGCAGCATGAACAGGATCAAGCGAATGTTCTGCATCTATAAACGCGCAACGCCCACCAAGTTTCTGCGCTTCAGCAATGCCTAGCAACGCAAGCAGAGTTTTTCCCGCACCTTCAAGTCCATAAATTTCGATACAACGCCCTCGTGGATACCCGCCACCAAGAGCAATATCTAACGATAATGACCCCGACGGAATACGTTCAATAGGTTCTGGGTTATCACTTAGACATTGAAAACCATTATTTTTTCGGAACGTTTTTAATGCGGCTTCTTGTGTTGACATGTTTCCCCCTCAGTAGAACTACTTAGTGCGTTCGATAATACCTTAATGCTATCGAAGAATACTACGAACCGCTTTCTTTTTTAATGCCGTGACTTCACGTTTGGTAAGACATGCCAAAACATCATCGCCAAAAATGACCTCATCAATTTCTTCAATCACAGCATCATGAACCGCTTTCTGAAACGCTTTTGTTTTCACATATTCAGCAACCAACAACTTAATTTTTTCCCGAACTGGTTGAAGATTCTTCACCGCTTCTGCACGAATAACTTCCATAACTTCATGTTCAATGCTCATAAACCCCCCTCATTTTTTATTAGTTCTTCGTCTCTATGCCCACAAATGCTACAGACCCCACCAACATACTCATGTAGATCAGTCATTACTTAACCGTTGCCACTGGAACCCGATTCCCCATTACGTTGTTCACAATAATAGGCATAACCAACCACAACGTATTCTTATCCCCTTCCGGTCGAATCACAAATGCCACATTAGCGGCACCAAATTCAAGACTGACATTATCCGTATCCGTCGTTTTAAGTACGTCCAGAATAGATACTGACGACAAAGAAACAGTAATGGTGTCGCCTTTATAATCCACAGGAATATCGTCTTCCATAACCACACGTCCTTCAGCCATTGACGTTGCCGACAACGTTCCTTTCGATAACACCAACGTCACCGTTGCTGACCCCGTCGGACTTGATAACGACGCACGTTTAATAAGAGCACCAAATTCAGAACGAGACAACACTATAGATGCCAATACGTTGCGTGTCAAGACATGCGCGTACTCAGGAAACACGCCTTCAATCACACGCGAAATCAACACCGTATCGCCTTTACGAAACGCAATACGTGACGCGTTCAATTCACATTGAATGTCACCCGTGGCTTTACCAAACGTATGCAAATATTCTTTAACAGCTTTGTTCGGCATAATCGTTTGCATGGTGGGTACAACACCTTTAAGAGCAAGCGCACGAACTGCCATAGCCATCCGTCTTCCATCCAAAGCAACCACCGTCAACTGTCCCTCTTTAACTACGATGTTCAAACCATTCAACAAATAACGCACGGCGTCTGTTGACGTACTAAACGCGGTCTTACCAAACGCTTCTGCAAGAATTCCAGCATCAACAAAAAAGGCATTCGCTTCATTAAACTTTGGCGCGTTCGGAAAATCATCAGCAGCAAGTCCAATCAATGTACACCGGGCTCGACCACTCTTAACCAAGACCTTAGTATCTGCCACTTGTTCAATAGACACCGTAGCCGCTTCAGGCAACGATTCCACCCAATCCGTCAATGTCACGGCGGGCAACGTGAGTGTTCCACCTTCAGCAACTTCGGCGTCCAACGAACACGCAATCACCAATTCCAAATCCGTTGCCATCAAATGAACTTTGGACGTTGCCGCATCCACATTAATCAAAATATTTGCAAGAACAGGAAGTACGGTTCGTGTAGAAACTGCCGAAGACACTTTATCAAGACCTGCCAGTAATTCGTTTCGCGTTGCTTTGAATTTCATTTTTTATTTTCTCCTGTGCGACACTATAACATAATATGTTATGGCTTACTAGTTTTTATTTTTCCAAGTTTTTTTATACGCCATTGAAATTTGTCTAAGGCATACTCAGCGTTGCGAATCAACTGAAACTCCGTGTGACATTGCTCACACCGAATACTTCCCGCAAGATCCACGTCACGAATATCGTTTGACATTTTACCAGGTATATCTGCAATGGTCCATTTTTGACAGAAAGGACATTCCATATCAGTTTGATATACATCCCACCCACACTCTTCACAACATACATGTACATCAAAGTTAATTGAAAAAACAATATCCGACGTCATGCTAACCGCAAAATGGGTAGTACCGATTTTTAATGTATCACTCATGATAATCCAACAAGGGATTCGCTAGACGACGTTCACTCATGGAAATGTAATCAGGATTGAGTTCAACCCCAATGTAATTTCTCCCACGTCCATTCGCAACTAGCCCAGTCGTACCGCTTCCAGAAAAAGGATCAAGCACGAGGGCCGGAACCGTGCCCACATTACATTTACAAGACGATTCCCAACCAATAGCCGCCTTACCAGCAAAAGGGGGGTCATGTTCCGCACCAGCATTTCTTGCCGCTTTCACACGCTGCTGAATCCGTTTCTGTCCATGTTCGTCAGGCAACTCACTCATCTTGCTAGATGCCTTAACTAACTCCAATGGCTCTACCTTTTCATAAACTTGGCGTGGCGGTGCTCCACACTCGCTACAAACACCCACAGGACTAGACCCCGCAAGAACACAAGGAGTAATTAATTCTGGCGGAAACGTAGCGAAATGAGAATCCTTAAATGGTTTCGTTGCAACTGTCCAAACATCACGCTTGTTACGCATACCTGAACATTGTTCCGCTTTAGTCATGGCATCCCATCGGTCAGTAAATCCTGCATGTTGACGGCCATGTCCCCGTTGCTTGTTTACCTTTGCTCCTTTTTCTCTACCGTTCCTATGAATCGAACCATGCACCCCATCACCTGTATCCCACCCATCCGGCATCTTTGTGGTTTCATGCGTAGCAGGTTCTTTAATGCTATCTATGTCGTAGAAATATTTTTGAGATTTGGCTAACAAGAAAATATATTCTTTCGAGCATGTCGGGCGGTCCAAAACAGACGATGGCATTGGATTTAATTTTTGCCAAATTATGTCGGATCTCAAATAAAATCCTTCCGCTTGCAACGCAAAAGCAAGACGCCAAGGAACGCCAACGAGGTCTTTTGGCTTAAGACCAACTGGTCGCACGTACCCTTTTTTTGGCGTTCGTTTATGTTCGCTTCCTGTCATCAATAACGATTGCTTCCCACCACTCGCTGGATTACTTGCGTAGCTATCTCCAATGTTAATCCAAAGAGTTGCCGAATCATGCAACACCCGCTTAACTTCACGAAAAACTTCAACCATTTTCTGAACATATTCTTCAGGAGATTCTTCCAATCCCATCTGCCCTTCAATTTTATAATCCCGCAAATTAAAATAAGGAGGACTAGTCACACACGTATGCACAATCCCATCAGGCAATTCACGTAGAACTGTCAACGCATCCCCACAAATAATTCGCCGCCCATTAACCAATCCTAGCGATGCGACTTTTTCAGAGTACGTCATGCAACCACCAATTCTTCAGCATCAGACACATCTTCCTCAACCTTAGCCTTCCAACTCTTACTGACTTCCATTTCGGCTTGCATCGGTATCAATTCAGGAATCACAGGTTCTTCCATACGTTGCTTAATGACCGCACTACATTCTTGAATAGCGTCGTCACGAACCTCATAAATAAACGCGTCATGGTTTTCAGCAACCAGTTTCATAGGTAACGACTCCGTGCGAATATCCCGATGAATCTTTACTGAAGCAATAATTAATAGATCATGACATGTGGATTGTATAGGCGTGTTTACAGAATAGTGTTCACTATTGGCACGAGACTTCATATCTGGGCTATTGATCGCCGGCAGATACCGCCGCCGCCCAAAGATCGTATCCACATACCCATTTCTTCGCGCATTTGCAATCGTTGAATCCAACCAATATTTAAGCCCCTGGTACTGATTAAAAAATCGGTTTATGATATCTTGCGCCTGTTCTACAGGAATCTTCAATAATTCTGCTAATCCATCTGCTTGTTGCCCAAAAAACGTGCCGAAAACCACCGGCTTCGCTATTGATTTCTGGGCATCAGTAACTGTACTTGGATCCACATTATAAATACGACCATAGACTCGTCGGTGCACACCTTCCTTGCTTAACATGTCATTAATCAAATTGGTATCGCGGCATAACGATGCCCCAACAAATACTTCACCCTGTTTAAAATCCGCTTCAATAAAACTGTATCCCGTACGCGCAATCAAATTTGGTCGAATTGTCCAACCCGTTTTAAGATCATCTTCGGTATTGCGTTTAAGATTTTGGAGGTTCGGAGATTTACAAGAATTATGAACACATAACTCATTAGCAATAAAATTGTGGCTTCCTTCGATTTCCAAATCATACACATCTACCTTGTCTTCCAAAATTTCAACTTTTGTAATACGGTGATTATGGGGAACGAACCCAAACTTTTCTTGAATTGCTTTTATTCGATAATAACCAAGACGTATAAATTTCAATGCTTCATCTTGTCCCTTTTCTTGGTATATCTGTCGAAAAGTCTCTAAGAGTGGTTTCGTTAGTTCACGTCCATCTCCTGTGAACTGCACGGCAATATCTTTAAAATCGATGTGGTGCATACGTAAATATTTCTGCAATGTTGAATAATCAATACCATGTTTCTTAGCTAAACGCTCGGGTTTTCCCTTTTCTTCCCATAACTTCAATAGCAACCATTCCTTTGTTAACCCCAACCAATGTGCGTGTTGCTCACCTCTTTTCCAAAGATGCCCCAATTTACCTTGTAAATACAAAAGTCGCCCATTGGCTCTCCGTTTTTCACGAGTAACTTCTAATACTGGATGTTGCTTAATATGTTGCTGTGAAGTCACATTCATTAAATTACTAGGAATGTTGTTTAATTTATTATGGTCTTTATGATGAACATGTTCTCCCACTTCACCAAAAACTTTCAAAGCAACAAAACGATGTTCGCGTAGTTCTAAACCACCTGTAGCCTGAAGCCTCGCATAGCCCCCAGTTTTTGATCGTGATAACGATAAAATTTGATCTCCTATATTTAAATTGTTTGCTTCTCTATAAGAACCATCAATTAAACGCACTTGATGCTCCGGGGTCATATCAACATATCCTATGGTATGCCTCCCAGTTCCTTGCCAGTGTACTCTAATGACTTTCTTTACCCCTGTTTTTCCAGACCATAAAACTTTTCTTAAATCTAAATTCCCTTTATCATCAAAACAATATGCCCAATCTCCCACCTTCACATCCTCAATCGGTATACCTTTTGGATATTTGGACACATCTCTAACTATTTCAATCAATGTACCTTTGGCAATACACAATCTCCCTGTCGGCGTTGTCTGCATAGTAAAGTCCGCGTGAATCCGACCATCGGTCCATACCTTGACTTCTGTAGCATCATTAGGAAGCCAACACGTCTTACTCAATATAGCGGGTACATCTTGCTTTCCGTACATGCGCCCAAACAACGCCGCATCTTTAAACCCAACCAAATACGTGCTCATTGTTTTTTGTAAGGACCTATACTCCAACAGAAGCATAAGCAATTTGTTTTCGGGATATAACTTTGCTAATTCCAGAATTGTATCTTCGTCAACACTCGGTTCATTCGTTTTCTCACTACGACGAATAACAGGCATTTTGAGTTCGCCAAAAAACAGTTTGGCAAGTTGCGCTGATGATCCCAAATTAATATCCAACACACCTAACTGAGCACTAAACTCACTTTGAACCTCGGTACATTTGGCACTCATTTCCATGTACAACCGCTTGACCCGCGCAAAGTCCAGCCCAATACCTTCACGTTCCATTTCCGTAACGACCTCGATAAACGGGAGAATCCAAGTTTGAAAAAATAATTGTGTTGTGGGACGTTCTGCTAATCGTTTACTCAATATGCCATAAAGACGAAACGTGCTGTCGCAGTCCGCCGAATTATAGTGGCCAAGCATTTCCCATGGAATAAACTGGTAATTGTTTTTTGCCTCTGGATGCTCATCCTTATACGCTTCCAACGCGTCATCATAACCACCCATGTCTGTCAGTGCCCGTGCCAACTCTTTCAACCCATGCCCACTCTCAGGATCAAGAATATGGTGCATGAGCATAGTATCAACCAAGTTAATAGGGTAGCTGATACCTTCAGCCATCAACATCAACATATCGAACTTGGCGTTATGGGCAATAATGGTCTTGGTATCATCTTCAAAAATATCAACTAAAGCATCTTTTATAATCCCCCATTGTTCTAATGACCAAATAGGTAACCCCGATGAATCCAACACGCGTAACGCAACACCTGTGTTCTCTTTCCAACAAAACCCAATAGAGATAATTTTATGGCGCAACCAGTCCAGACCCGTAGTTTCGGTATCCACAGAAAAAAGAGGAACGTCACGTAATCGTGCCAATAGCCACTGAACATCGTCCCACTTGTCTACCAAGACATAGTTCACAGACGAACTAACTGTTTGAGTTCGAGATTTACTTGCTACCAACACCCGGCGCAAATCTTCAACTGTCTCGCCCATTTTACGCGGGGATCGCAACAACGCCGTCGGGTGAATGATGGGTATGATTTTGCATTGATATCGGTCACTCCAAATTTCAATACCCCGCGCATTCATAATAGACGGCATTTTATTTACCGCTTTTTCAAGTTTTGGCACATTGTAATTGCCTTGCTTGGATACGGACGATACCCGATACTCACCAAGCACATAGTGCAATGCCACATTGCCAAGCGGGACAATGACCACTGGATTCGTTTTCTTAATTTCGGCTTCGAGATAGGTAGGAGCACACGTATAAATTTCTTCCAATGTCAGTGGTCTGTTTCCAAAATGCTTTTTGCCTTTACGGTCTTCCCAAACTTTGGCTTTATCAACTGGTCTACATCTCGCAATATTTTCGATACGAATTTGTGACCGCATAATACCAGCATCAATAAACATTTTGTTCAATAACTGTCCTGCTGGCCCAATAAATAGTTCACGTTTAAGAGATTCTTCTTCCCCTAACGATTCGGCTACAAACAATATAGATGCTGGTTGTGGCCCAATTCCACCGACACAGTTAGCTTCCGAAAACTCGTGCAGAGGACACAGTTTGCACTTTTCGCTCATGGTTTTGCTTCTTCGTCCAATTTTAAAAATGCGCGGCAAATTACCCTGGGTACTGTGTCGTCCTCAACAGAATCATTATCAAACTGACAATGGTATTTTCCAGAAAAGAAACCTTCTAAACAAAAATATTCTGAATCATCACCTTTTGCTTTTATAAATTCCACAATTTTCCACGCCGTAGCAATTTCGGTTGAATAAAACGGCCAGTGATATTGAAGACAGTTCTCGTGTCCAACACCATCACACCGAGGGGGGTCTTGGATACCCAGTTTCCTCGCCACCGCTTCATCAATTTCGTTGTCAGTCATGGTTTTGTTTGCTCCGTTTGCGGATCTGTGATACTACCTACTTTCGGAGACAACTGTGTGTCTTCCGTAAAACAATGATTTGACCCAGATTCAAAATGCGTCACCCTAAGAATTTGAGTATTACTCCCTTTAAAATTTTCAACCCACAATTCTATTGGATGTTTACAATTCGGACAATTTTTATCAATCATGGATTTTCCATATCAACAGGTTCCTGCGCTGCTTTTCTACCTTCCTCAAACGCTTGCTCTCGTTCCCTCTCCACATAATCATTAAACGCAGCAATGACTACTTCAGCTTCGTAATTAGGCTTGCTCAATAATCCACCTGTAACCATGTCATATACTTTAGGTACGTTTTCCAAAATCTGGTGATAATCTTCCAATTCCAATTTAACCTGTGCCACATCCAACTCACCATCTTTAACCACGATATCTTTCCAAAAATCAGCAGCTTCTAACTCTTTAATTCTGGCTTCTAACCGTTCAATTTCCTCACGCAACTTTTTATTCTCATGGGCTTTTGCCGTTATGATTCGTGGTGCCGCTAACCAATCAGCAGTCTTAGCTTTCATGACTTCAATTTCCTGACGCAACACGCGTTCACGCTCATGACAAGAACAAACACAATGACTCCCACCAAATCGCATATGCCCATGTTCATCTTTTCCAGAGACTATCCCGCCATCACACGTTTTGCAATCACAATCAAAAATGAGCGCAACCATTAGGGCACCTTAGCCAAATTCAATAATTCAGAATTCTCATACACATTGCCAATAACCACACAGTCATTTCGGCCTATATAACTAGTATCCAGACCCAGCGGTGCCCACCATTGACCATCGTCATACTTTACTTCGTAATGATTACCCGTCCTATCACGAATAATATCTGATTCGTAAATACGATTTCCCGCTACATCAATAAGACCAGTGAATTGCATCAACTCACATCTTTCAATCCATTCATCACCCATGTCATCTGGCATAGCGTCTTTTATATAACCTGTGTGTACTCCCCATATAAGCATCTTTGCATCTTGTTTATCCCACGCGCGAAATCGTATTGTTCTTGCCATAACATCCCTCTAAAACAAGTTCTCGCTGGCTCTAATCTCATTACGCCCTTCAATAAGTTCTAATGTTCGTAATCGCCCAAGCGCGTTCAAAAAACCACCGCCCTTAACCTCATAGCCAGATCCCGCTGCTATAGCTTCTTTTGTAAACTCATTCGGAAAATTATTGGTCAAATACTGAAGAATAGACCGTTCAGCTTTACCAAGTTTACTTAACCAATGATCTACCAACGCTTTACCAGTAGGCAATGGAACCACATTTCCAATATTTGCTTGCCCACGTCCAGTAATCATGAGTAAATCGCCACCCTGTCGCGTAATAAACCCCTTTGTAACTAATGCCCCTATAGCATTGAGAAAGCCACCACCTTTGACCGCGTAGCCCGCAATTAAGGCCACCTGTGCCTTTGTACGCCCACCAGGATGTTGTGCTAAAACTGTCAATATCCATCGTTCAGCTTTAGATAAATCGGCCCCCAATGTGTCTGCATCAAAAATAATAGCGTCTCCCGTTTTTATCCTAGAGAAATTTGGATAACCTTTTATCTTTGCCAGTTCAACTGATATCATATTATGTGGACGTTCTGGTGGTATTCCTAATACACCATCGGGATATAACTTCTCTCGTTTTATCCTCAGCGGTGACTGGTTTACCATGCGATAATGTTTGGTGAGCAAAGAAATCATATGCTCAAGTGCTACCGCCATTTTGGAAGTCATTTTCTCAAGTCGGTCTACATGCTTATCTTTGAAAACAGAAACCTCAATGGTCTTGGGTTTGGCTACTTCCTTAACTGTCTGTAAAATAGGAACAGATCCAATTTTTATTTGCTTTTCCAACTCCACAATACGCCGCCGCAATTCTACTGGATCCGTCGCCTTGACGCGCTCAACCGTATCCGCAATACGTTTAGTAAGGGCCACCAAGTCCACATCAGCCAGTTTACGTGGTTCAATAACCCGTTCTCCAACCTTTGGCGTAGCCGAGGAATTAAACGTTCGCCGCTTACGGATCTCAATCTTCTTAAACTCATCCAGCCACCCTGGACTCCAAAACCAAGCCGTGCCCTTAGGCAACGACGCTAACGAACTCATCATCAAATCTCGTTGCTCTTTAGTGCCATGCGCTTCGGTCCAAACATCTATAGCCGCGCGATCATGTGAACCTATGGTGCGTAGCGCAATTAAAACTTCAACCTGGCTCAATACGTCCTTATTTATAACCGCTGACCGTTGGGTGATCAAAGTCACACCAAGACCACGGATACGCCCACGTCTCACAATATCTTCAAGAGCACCCAACATACGTTCTTCACCATGCATCGGTCTCTGTGGCGCGAACGAATCAGCTTCATCTATGAACAAATGCAACGCCTTGCGGTTCTTCAAATAGAGTTTTTCGCAAAAGTCAGTTACAAACCGTGCGCGTTCACCTTTACGGAAATGTGACATGTCCAAAACCACCGATTGCCGTTCTTCAACTACAAAATCGGCCAACACTTCGCCGGCAGTTGATTCTAACGGAACATCGCCATGATCCCCACCCATAACTACAATCGGATACCCAGGCCCTTTACCATCAGCATCAGCCCGTAACCCCCACCATGCTCCGGTCGGATCCAACACCACAATAGGAAGATTAGCTTCAAGCATTTCTTCAGCAAGGACAGATGCCGTGTAGGTTTTACCACTTCCTCTGATAGCTAAAATTCCGAACGTCTGTGTGGCAGATTCTGCGGGTAAATAAAAATCATGTGCTATCTTTAATTTTATTTCGTGTTTAAACATGTTTCCAAACCTTTCGTTTAATAATCCGAGCAATCGTTGACATACCCACGTTATACTCTTTAGCTAATATCAAATAAGAAACCATTCCTGGCACGTATCTTTGGCGAATTTCTCTTATTTTTTCTTCCGTAAATGATGTTGCAGGATGGGATTCACCACGACAAAGTAATTCTGGATTAGTCCGTGCATAATGCGTATCCCCACATGATAATCGTTCAGGATGCATCCGTGATGGATTTTGGTCACCAAAAACATAAACCTGTCTGCCCTTTGCTATTTTATCTGCGCTATTCAATGCCTTCGTACCTGCCTTAAGATGCCCTGGATTACAACATGGTGGGTTATCACACGAATGCATAACAACTTCTGGTAAAAAACCATACACCAATACGAAACAGACACGGTGCGCCTGCATAAGTTTATCCGCTATTCGTAAATTACCATATCCAGAGGTATTTACCGATTTAGTTCACAACCAACACTCAGAGTCAGATTTTTCGTAAACACCTGCCCAGAATCGCCATTCTGCCTTTTTAATAACTTCGATGAGGGCAGTACCTTCAAGTTTCATGCCAACACCTTTTCTTTCTTTTTCGGTGAATATTTCCATTGCTTGATAACGTATTCAGACTCTGCTCCCAACAATTCTTGCCGATGCTTACTCCGCGCACTAAATGGTTTGGATTTATCAAGAAAATCAATAATAACAGTCTTTGTTTTTCCTTTAGCTCGGCGCAACACACGTCCTGCCAACTGGATAATGTCAATCGGACTATCACTTGATTTTGCCGTGATCAAAGTGTTCAGATTTTGCAAATTTATTCCTTCGTTGAAGATATTGGTATGGACGACAACCAGCAATTCCTTATTCCTTAATTTCTCTAAAATATCGTGACGATTTTCCGTCTCACCATGTGCAAACATCACTAATGCCGGATCAATCACTTTACACAACGCATCAGTAAGAATTTGCCCATGTGCAATATGTGTCACTGCAATAAGTACAGATCGTCTCTTTCGTACTTCGCGTTGCGCTAACGCCACTATGACTTTATTACGCTTTGCGTTGCGAACCAAGTTGCGTTCCATGTTGTCCATGTAAAGCGTCCATTGCTTTTTACATTGAGTACATACCCACACCGTACGTTCCATTTCGGCCGCCATAGGCCGAATTTCTCGACTAAGGACATCATTTTGACAATCGTGACATTTGACCACTTCTTCAACAGCTTTAGACGTGTCCCCATAATCCACAAAGAAAATATATGGCTTGGCAAGTCTACCTTGCTTAATAAGATCTGATGGTGTCATGCTCAACTGCAACTTGCCTAATCCCGCTTCTACCATCATGTCTTCATCACCACCACGAAATGGCGTGGCCGAAAAGCCCAGGCGATAGAAGCTCGCATAGGCTCTATTAAATAAAGCAACGTACTGGTCGCTGATCGCGTGATGCGCTTCATCCACGATAAGACACTGGCAATACTCCGTAATAAAATCCGTGACGGCTTTGGCCTTTTCATCCGTCGCACTTTTATCAAAACAGTTTGAAATCGTTTGGATCATGCCTACATTAAATTTACGTAATTCCTTGGTGGTTCCTTGAATAAGTCCAATGGGCACACCTAACACACGCTCAAACTCTTCTTTCAAATACATCATAATATCCACTCGATGACTCAAGACTAATGTTGGAACATTCAAGGTTCCCATAACCACAGCTTCAATCAGAGTTTTTCCCCCAGCTGTCGGCAGACGATAAATACCTCGCCCACGTTCAAGTGCTGACTTCAACGTATCCAATTGGTAATCACGTAACTCTATACCACCTACTAACGGTATCGGTTGATTACGTTCGGGGTGTAATCGTTCATCAATCACATTCACCTCTACCCCAGGACACTTGTCTGCTAATACAGTCAGAACCCGCGACAATAACCCTGTACTAAACTTGCCAAAGGGTGCCGCAGCGGTAGCACCTTTATACAACCGCGTTCGTCCATCCCACCGATTTTTTCTATAAGCAGAACTAAACTGTGCGCCTTTAACAAAAAACGAAAGCGCATTGTCTACCCATGCCTGTTGTTCGTTGGTCAATCCATGAATCGTACTCGTAACGTTCAAAACTTTTATGGTTATTGACATTATTTCACCCTATAAAACCATGGAGGTTCACAATCGCAGTCACAACAGAATCCAAAAATAGCCCAATGATAATGACCACATTTAACACACATCGGATTTTTTAAGTCATGCCAAAACTGTCGGATAAATTTTAAGAATTTCATTTCAACTCATTCATAATATCTTCAACCATTTGAATCCTCTTACCAATCCAGGCCACGACTGGTACAGCAAAACTGTTACCTATACCTTTGTATCGAACAGAATCACTTGCGAACTTACCCCGATATGGAACCAACGTATACCCTCTTGGAAATCCTTGTAATGCTTCCGTTTCTTCCACTACCAATCGTCTTACTTTAAACGTCTGGTTTCCCAAACATTCTTTGAAGCTTCGCTTCTTGTCAAAGCTACCTTTCCCAATTTTCCTCTCAACGCCTATATCGCATGTTTCCCGCAATACCCGTTCGCATGGTATTTCCCCAAGCACCCTATCACCTTGCATATCCTGACTGGATTCAACTCCGTCTCCTTTCTTATCGGAGTAAACTGATTGTCCTTGGTCAGTAATGGATCTCCATATTTTTTGAAACGTACCAAGTGTTTGACGCAGTACCCTCGTCCCTTCTGCGGAATCCCACAAATCTTGCATAAACCTTTCTGCCGATGATGGCGATTGTGGCAACTCCGACAAATACGTTCCAAGTTCGAGCGCAAGTTGTTCTGATGGTTTCCATCCTTGTGGTGGACATCCGTCGCATCCGGCTTCCCACATTCCTCGCATAGGCCAGCCGGAACCAATTTCCGTGCGTGATAATGTGTAGTTGACCAATCCGTGCTTTGGCTCGGTCGGCTGTCGAACATTAAACCCATACATTTTTGATCGCAATACTTCCGATGGATAAAGTGAAATAAGGATTCCAAGTCCCCATTTGGAAAACGTTTCCTCTCCAACTTGATCCCGCAGTAATCGCAATGCTTTAGCGGCGTTTCCTTTATGTGCTGTAGCCTGTTGTTCTCCTTCATTTTGAAAAACCATAGGCGCATAATCACTCGGCCTATCACCAGCGGCATTTCCTGTCAATGTTGGAACAATACACGGTATCAATGGCGCACCGTCACCAGTACCATCGCTAAACGGTCCTTTATAATCTCGTGCTTTCAATGCCGGCGACATTAACGGTATTAATGTTTCCATACTAGGTTCCCCATGATGCCCTTCTCTAGTCGTTATGGTATTGGCTATTAATCCACCATCAAATTCTATGTCTCCGAGTCCCCCACCGCTTCGAGTGCGAGCCTCAAGGGTTCCGGTAACTTTTTGCCCCTGCGTTCGGCTCGGCGCAGAATTCCCTTGCAAGCTCGTGAACTGAGATAATACTGCGAAGGGATATTTTGATTCACCACTAATATGTCCGACAAGGAAGATACGACGGCGTCGTTGGGCCACTCCAAAAAATTGTGCGTCATAAATTGCCCAGGACCACCCGTACCCGAGTTCTGAAAGTCCACTGGTGAAGGTATCAAAATTGTTAGTTTGCCATCCTGATTCTGTTGCTCGTCCGTAAGCGTTTCCGTCATTGTCTCCTTCGATATGATCGGGCGTGAAACTTTCCTTCGCATCTGACCAGCTGGATAAAAGACCGGGAACATTTTCGTAGACCAACCAGCGGGGGCGTAATTTGTCAACAACTCTAAGATAGACGAGCGACAAGTTACCACGCGGATCATCCATTCCTTTTCTAAGTCCAGCGACTGAGAAGGACTGGCAGGGTGGCCCCCCAATGAGAACGTCAACTGATCCTCGTTTGAATTCTTCTTTTTCATGTATGTGCTCCATGTCGCCAAGATTCGGTGTTTCAGGATATCGGTGTTTTAAAACGGCACAACAGACCGGATCTATTTCGGCGAGCCAAGAACATGTCCACCCCAATGGAATCCACGCTACGCTGGCTGCTTCAATACCAGAACAGACAGATGCGTACTTCATATTCCCCCTCAGTCGGGAAGTCCACAACCTTCCCGACACATGCCTACTTTATTCGCCGCCGACCAACCAGGTACTACCACCACGTGTAATGATTTTGTACGCGGACGTTTTTGGGTCTTTAGCTTGGACATAGGCCAACGATTTTTTCATGCTAATAACCTGCATAGCTTTACCAAGTTCATGCGCTTTACCCATGGGACAAACATCAATGGCCTTTAGGATCAAACTCACGTATTTAGGTTTCTTTGCGCCACGGCTAGGTAGGTCTTTAATATCGATCAATCTCATTATTCATTCTCCTTAGTTTGTTTATGACCATAAATCAAAAAACAGTTCAAGCATTCATCAAATGGTCTTGTGACCTCGTTACAATGACAAATAGAACATAGGTTTTTGGATTCCTTCGATTTCATGGATAAGCATATCCTACAAATTTTGGGTATCCAAAATCACGCGGTTGCGTTACCACTTTTCGCTCCCCACAAACGTCACAGATACCCATATGATAAGTTGCACAAAGAACCAAACATTTACGTTCATGTGTCCCACAACTATGACATACCCATGTTGGATACGGCTTTAACTTATTTGGCATTGACCCTCTCATCAACACATTCAATTTTCGCCAACGGTTGTGCCCCCATCCGAAACGGTTCCTGGTAATCAACCGTAACCCCAGGTTTTTCTCCTGGCTTAAGACGGTCATACGCCAATCTATGACGAATGACCTGATACATATCAAAAGCATCATTATGGTTCACTTTATAAAAATCAATAACATATGAAAATGCTTCACGTAACTTATCCATACCACCGTCTGGATATTCCACACGACGAACCAAATCTTCGGCTATCTGCGTAGACCGCAATCCTCGTGGCGTTGACATAGGCATGTTACACCGCGCTATGAGTTCACAGGCCCGAGACAAGATCTCCGCTTGTTCTTCCGTAACTGTGATCTGATACGTTTTCATAACTCATTCACCTAACCTTATTTTTAGAACGTAGGCACAGTCGTCTATCTACCAACACACCTATACTGACACTCAAAAGAAATACAGCCAAAATATAAAAAACCAAAACATTATTTAACGTAACGGTGGTGGTACACACTTTCGATGCCGCACCAATTTTTCTAAGCGTATATACGATTCTTTATGATCACGCTTATAATCAACCACCTTATCACAATATGCACATCTCTGTACCCAACGGTTACCTTGAGCATCTAACGTTGGTGTCAATTGATACTTATTAAGTTTGAGATTTGCCATTGTCATCGTATCCCCCTAGATAGTGCCGTCAACTTCAACAATGTTCGGGCAGGAACAGTCCTTCTCCCAAACCCCGTCGTCTTTCCAATAGGGTACGCACTCGGGCTTATGCTCTACAGCAAACCACTTCAAGCCATCTCCCATCAGCAACACACCATGAGTCTTAATGGCATCGTAGATACGTTCCGATTCACGATCCTGCGCATGAAGTCTCAATGTTCCACTATGCATGACACTATTGAACTCTGTGATTAATCCACGCAGGATTTCTTCGCGTGTGCCCGTATGTGTCTCTGGTTGATATCGCATTATTCCACCCACACAATTTTCTCTTCGATAAAATGCCGAAATCATCTGCCATTGAACTAACGTATTCACCATATGCAAAAATTCGCTCTCCGATGACGTAAATTCTCTGCCTTCCGCACGTTTAATAATCCTATTCGCTTTCTTCTTCAAACGTGCTCGAATCGTCATTGATTAATCTTTCGTTCCTTCCCAAGCAAAAACCCATGCGGAAATTACTCCACGAAAAAGACCCACAATCATAAATGGCACAAGGAAAAACAAAAATGTGCCGCCTACAACTAAAATATCAATCCCATGTTCCATATTTTCTTGTTCAAGAGGTTTCATCGCTATTGACTCTCTTCTTCCGCAGCCCTCTCTTCGATGTAAGCCATAGCAAATTCTTGTGGAATTGCCCCAAAAATTTGAGGAGAAACATCTGGCCTTGATTTTTTATGTATCAACATCGCCGCGACAGCCCAGCCATATTTTTCTTTGAGCCTATATCCAATCTCCCCAGCCATATTAACAAGATGACCCGCAGTACACATATGCGTTCCACACAAGTTTTCTTTTGGATCTAGATTAGGACCATAAGTTGATTGATCATGTATCCTTTTTCCTTCTTTGATATCAGAAAGCAAATGAGCATAGGGCTTTTTCAGAATAGGAATAGAATCCCATTCCGCTTGAACAGCTTTGAAATCACTCAGACACCATCCTGCGGCTTTGAGATCACTCGGACGCCATCCTGCGGCTTTGAGATCACTCGGACGCCATCCTGCGGCCTTGAGATCACTCGGACACCATCCTGCGGATACGAAATCACTCAGACGCCATCCTGCGGATACGAAATCACTCAGACGCCATCCTACGGATACGAAATCACTCAGACGCCATCCTGCGGATACGAAATCACTCAGACACCATCCTGCGGATACGAAATCACTCAGACGCCATCCTACGGATACGAAATCACTCAGACACCATCCTGCGGATACGAAATCACTCGGACGCCATCCTACGGATACGAAATCACTCGGACGCCATCCTGCGGCTTTGAGATCACTCGGAAAATTATTCGTCGCCAAAAATGCTTTCATGCGGCGTTCTGTTAGTTCTAATTTATTTTTCATGATTTACCCCTCATTTTCTTTCAATTTTTTTATACGTTCCCATAAATCTTTTTGGACTTCATACTTAATACCATCAGAAAAAACCAAGTAGTATTTACCGTCATAAAAAAAATGCATAATTATTTACTCCCTTTAAAACTTCCATTTTGAATAACAATTGAAACTGTATAATAAACAGGTTTACCCATGATGCCTCACCAAAAGAGCAACTTTAACTGTACCCGCTTTCACACTAGTAAACGTTATGTCTGCTTTCCTAGAACAATTCGCAAGATCAATAGATGGACAAGGATAGTTCGTTGCCTTAGTAAACGCCAACTCTTTCAATGTGACATGATGAACAATAATCAACCCCGAAACTAAAAACAATTTAACATTCTTCATATCAATCCCCCTCTATCATTAGCTACAAACATAATATAACATATTAGTTGCAGGGCTATCAACACATTTAATTGTTTCCATAATTATCCATTTGTGCCATACGGTCAGGATGAAAGTTATGCACCTTGAGCATCTGTTCACCGACATCTTTTGGAAAGTCTCGCACTTGTTCTGCTAACGTCGCCATTGCCGTAACAGCACGAATAAACCCATGTTCATGGTATACAGAGTCTCGCTGAAGCACAATGTCACCACGCGCAATAACTCCATTGATGAATTTTATTTCACAGTCAATTTCTACAAGATCGGTATCCATCCAGTCATGTGCCCATACCAATACCTGTGTGTCAGCATCTTCCACAGTATGAAACACACGTTCCGTATGATCATAAACAAGCGTTAACGATTTAATTTTCGGCGTCAGGCTCATGTTGTCCTTCTTTAAATTTTTCAAATTCCGTAGCGGCTCGTACCCGCGCTGTTTCCATAGCCAAAGATATTCGTGCCAGATCCTTACCAACATATTCCAATTGCGTTAATATCTCGCTAGGCCCATGCTGGTGCACAAATTTAACAGCTTCCCCAATACCCTTAACATCCCATTCGCCTTCAATATCAACACCAGAACTTTCCTTGAATCGCGTCACCTTATCAGTCAACCGCTTAAATTCCGCTAATTGGAATTGCATGCTGTTCTTTGCTGCATCAATAGATTTTTCAATCTTCACCGCTGTTTCTGACTTCACACGTTCATCTAAAACACTTTTTGCCACCCAATTCTTTTGAAAATTCCGCACGATGGACATCAAAAACAAACGGTTTACAGGTTCTGACTCTAATTTAGGGGCTTCCACCTTACACATCAACTTGTCGCCACGCGGCACCAACGCACCCCAGGTTGAAGGCAATTCCCCAGGTCTAAGAATTTTGTCGTCCGCAAATACCATGTACCATCGGTCAACGTACTTAAAAAACGATTCACATTTTTCTGGCTTTGCTAATTCCCGTTGCCAATCACTCCGGCTAACCTTTAACTCAAATCCAATGATTTCAAGACCACGGCTGGGCCAGAACCCAAACGCCAACGCGTCCATAGACCGTCCTGCGGTCGCAAAACCAGTCCCATCGCGTACTTCTTCAAGCAACCCCCAATCAGGGGGGCCATAACGAGCCTTGAGCAGATTCATCAGTTTAAGGGTAGTCATCGTTCCTTTGGTTTATCAACAAAACCAACAACCAGCCTTTTATTCATAACCCACCCAAATCGGCGCAATGTATCCATTTGCAGAGTATTTTTCATAACACTCTTTCTTCGTAATATGCTTAATTCGACGATATCGCTTCAAAATAGCCCCTAGGTCATCCGCATAATAAAACCGTCGTTTGTACCCAGTAGAATAACCTAAAAATGGCTTTGGATTTTTCATGCTCCATGCCTCTTTTTACTAAACCGATAGTAGCATCCCTGTCCCTCTGGATTATCATGTACCGAATCAAATCTCTGCGGAATAGGAATAGGCCCCGCCAATTCAAAAAACGTGGCCTTTGCCTCTTTAAATTTACCGTTGAAGATTAAATTTCCAGTACCCGAACCGCACCCCAGTCCAATACTTTTCCAAGGGATCTTTGCATCTTGAAGAATCTGCTGAAACGTTCGCAGATTTCTTTTTGTCACCACCAATTCAGGAGGATCATCATCGTCAAAACAAATGAACCAACCTGGTCCTTCAAGAACCGGGTTCTGATAATACCGGCCGTCCGTGGCTTCTACCCATGTAGATACAAGACTCATGCCACTATCCTGCAAACGCCCGAATCACTAAATGCACCAACAATCCAAAACCACATACCCCAAGCGTTAGTCCCATTAGAAGAAGCACCAAATTGCCAATTCCAATTCCTCGCGCTATTCCTTTGAACATACAGATACTCCTCTCTTTAACGGACACATAATCGTGATAAATTACAGGATTATGATCTGGCAATCGTTGGCGCAAAAAAGCCGATCTACATGCCCAACAAACACCACCAACACCGAAAGAATCTAAATGATCTGCCTTTGAATGACCACATGTCCGAAAATCACAATTCATTTCTGATCGTCTCTTTCCCAATACTTTTACTGCCTCGATCTACAAAACGACTACAATCACATTTTTGACATCGCACACCATCAGCCTCATCAGATTTATGGTTCATAATCGAATGGTCACACGTACATTTTCTATGTTTGCTTGCCGCACTAATTGCCATACTCCCTCCCTATTCTCGTATCACCAACTTTATACTTACTCACGGGTAACAGATCAACAAAGTATCGTTCATTGACCCGCATTAATCCTGTTTCCAATCGCTTATTGGCGCGTTCAATCTCAAAGTAGAAGTTAACGACCTCGTTTAAATCGTCCAAGCCGAAATCACAGGCTTTCCAGCCATCACGAAACTGCGGCGAACTCCACCCGTCTTTCGGGCCACTCATATAATCTTCGTAAGGCCCCCAACTCGTATACGCTGGATTCAGTTTCAATAGATCCAGCATCCACTTATCCGCTTTCAAATCTTTCGCATCATCCTTATAAAAATGTCTCATGATTTCACCCGCACGATTTCCAGAATCCGCAGAACCTGTTCCAAAGGAATCCCGTGTAAATCAATAGAGGCATGTGTCTCATCAGAATAGGTCACATCACCCCACCCATCCGTAATATCCAAACGAACTTTGCCATTCTTGGTTTCATACTCATCCAGTGCAGATCCCTTCAACTGCCTTAGAACTGTGATCTTCGTGGTTTCACGGCTATTCGCATCTTCAACACGCTTCTGGGTTCGCGCAATAACAGTTTGAAAATGAAAAAGAATACGCCGCTTGATATCAGACGCCATAGCTTCAGCGGTCTTACTGCCATCAAACGAAATAGACACTCGTTCTTCGCCATGGTGATACATGTGCTGATACACGCCGTCTCGCGCCCCCACGCTAACGTCCACACGGCCCTTAGACCCATAACGGTCCCATGAAAACGATAAATAGACTGGCGAAAAAACAGAAGATTTCGCTTCAACATGCCCACCAGTACCCCAGTCATCATCACGCACATCAGCCGCCAAACCCAAACTTTTCAAGGCTAAGGTTAATTTACCTTTGACCAGATTCCACTTACGTTTCTTTTCAAGCCGTTCTGCCGCTAACTTCGTTTCATAGTCTCGGCTAGACGCTTCGCGTTCGGCTTCGGTCATGGTGGAATAGCTCATGGTTATTTCTCCTTTAGTTTAGAAAGAAACTGTCTGATCTTAAGAGCCAATGGCGATTTACGCTGATCCAACTTATAAAGCAACGAATGTACCTGTCTGATAATTTCTTTAGCTTCATCAAAATTGTTGACCGCTTCACAGATCTGATCCGCATACGCAATGTCTTGTTTATCTTTAAAGGATTCGGCATACTTATTCACATAAACCAAATCAAAACCATTGGCGTCACAAAGTTCCACATCACAATCCCGTTCCTTGGGCCTACGAGTCAACGGCAACAAAATTTTCTTTGATTTGGTTTTCATAGTGCCTCCTGTCTGACAAACATAATATAACATATTAGAAATTAAGCGTCAAGAACTTTCGGATCAATGTTTTTTAATCCAATGTATTCCACGCTTTATTCGAGAAACCTGACTTTGAGTTATTCCAAACTGCATCGCAATTTTTGCTTGTGATTCAACAGATTCACGAATAGCACGTACTTGGTCCGCAGTCAATTTATGTCGTGGGTGATCTTCACCAAATAACTTTGTAGGAACAAGACAATGATTTCGTCCTTTACTTATACAATCATGTATATTTTCCTTCTGCGTCCCTAACCAAAGATGTGCTGGATTAACACAAAGAGGCACATCACAAGAATGTAAAACAAATTTGCCATCGGGAATTGGTCCATAATGTATCTGATACGAAACCCGATGTGCGGCTGTTGTTTTACCAAATCTACCTCCCTCGCCTATTTTTCCATAACCACGAGAGTCTTGCGCCCCTAAAAAAATCCAGCACCCCGATTCAATTTTTTTAACTTTTTTAAGAAAACGAACTTCTAACGGAACTCTCTTCCTTTTCATTTCATCTCTAAAACAACCACAAGATAAAATCTTGTCCGATAGTAAACTATCAATCCTAATAACACGCTGATTACCACAATCACATATACACTCAACATAATGACGTTTTTTCTGGATTCCTACATCTCAAATAACAACTAATCTGTTAAACCTAAGTCCGATTAAATTCATAAATCCCTCCATCCCTGCCTCCCCAAAGGGAGGCAAAGTTGAGGGACTACTTAAAAAACAATTTCGAGTATCTTTGATCCAGCTCTATCCAGTTCTGCCCGCTTATCAGCAAACGGTGTTTTTTGACTAAGACGAGTAACCGCCTGACACATTCCCCACGCTGAACGCGGTGACCCATCAGTGTCCACGTTTGCCTCAGCCACGTCATACGCTTCAGTCAACATCTTGCGTGATCCAATACGCAGATTGAACAACGTATCCAACACGTCATCCTTAGTAGCCGCAATCTCATACTGCTTTGCATTCACAATCTTGGCTTCAATATCACTAACAGAACTATCAGCGTATTTTTTGATCTCAACTGATAAATGTGCCCACGCTCTATCATCAGCGTTACCAACGTGACGTATGCTAATCTCACGAACGTTTTGTGCTCCGAACACAATATGATTCCCACAGGTAAATCTATACAAGAACGTCGTAACACGAAACGCACCACCACCCACTTCACTGTTCTCTACAAAGAACCCACGACTCAATCCTTGTTCGGTTCCATCCTTTATACGATAAGTTTCATTTATTAGATACGCGAACATGTCGTGATCACTCGCATAAAGTCCAGCAGGTGCAATCAAATCTCCTACCTTAACAGACAATCCTGATACGCCTCCAAATTCAAGCACATCAGCTTCTGTCGCGGGTCGTGTTCCAGGCTGCTCTAACAACGCAGGACGTGCCGGCGGCACCCGCCATCCATTAACCGCTAACCGTTCCAGCCGCTCCACGACTTCATAATTCCAAATGCGCGTGTACCCTTCACCAGTAATAGCGCGTAACAGCAAATCACCATTCTGATGAAAAAGCAATTTGGATTTCGGCGCGTCGTCACTTTCAATCCCAGATCGTTCCTTCAATCCATAATTGAGATTTTGGACAGCCAACGTAGCAGGTAGATTCCGCAAGTATTCAGCAGGTGCGCCAACGGTTCGCGCCAATTGTCCAAACGACCAATGCGTCAATCGTGCGTTGCGTCCAGAACGTCCAGTCAATTGAACTTCACCATCAACAGTCTCAACACGTATGTCTGTCGGAGATACTGTAGAGGTTACGGCACTATCAGCGTATGCTCTGCAAGCCTTACGCATTTCGGCTAGAGTTGAGAATCTTTCATCGGCGGGTCTGGTGCTCCATTGCTGAGAGGCTCGAAACAATTCCAAGGTGTGTCTCCTAGTTAAGGGCTACTGTGGGTTTGACTTCACCCTACCGTGCCCGATTTCTAACTTCTGACAGAACTATAACATATTATGTTATGGAACGCAACAACTATTTTTTATGTTTCTGATTCTGATTCTGATTCGCTAATTCGTTCCGCAACAAATCTCGTTCTTTCACAATGGCTTCTTTTTCATCTATCTCCGCACATAAATATGCAATATCAATCGTCACACCACTACGTGGAATCCCTTCCCACTTGTCCATAATATTCTTCGCTAAAACCATCATGGCTATTTGTTCATTCATTAGTAATAAACTTTTTTGTAGTGCCCTTTTTTACTTCGTTTCAACAATTTCGCTTTAACCATACGCAAACAAATTGGACTAGCCCACGCCGAATGTTTGTGAGATTCCTGACCAAAAACTAAATGAGCTATTTTCGTTGGGGAAATAAACACATCAAACGGCATACACCTAAGAATCAATTCTTGCGTTTCAGTTATCTTAGTCACACTCCCTCCCGATCACAAGCTCTTGCCAATTTTTCTTATCTTATTCAATGCCTGAACCGCACATAAGTAAACACACCCCGGATGATGTTTTGTGGAATTACACGGACCAAAGTCACATCCTAAACAATCACGATCTGGATCCATGGTGTGATCTTTTTTCATGTTATGCAATACGTGTAATGCAATAAGTAACGCCTGTTTAAGAAAAACCGCTTCGCGCCCACCTTTAGTTTCAGGATGCGCATAATTTCCACTATCTCGGATCCATGTTGGAGTTCGCATATTATCCTCGTGCCACAATCGTTAGATTTTTCTGTCGTTTGTTCGGGGCATGATTCTGTTTTCGTGCCGCCGTTCTAATCCTATGGCAACACGCACAAACAATATCACAAAGTTTTATTTCTTCTAAAATCAATGCTAATTTATATGCGCCACTAACCAAAGCCGATATCGCCCTATTTTTCCCACGTACATGATCAAAATCCATTGCAGTAGCTGGAAATTTTCTGTGACAATCCATACATGGTGT